AAGCATCGCATCCATCCTTTTCGCCTGGCGTCTTACAGAATTACAATTTTCTGTGAGATTTACTTTACCGGACAGTGTGGTTGAACGAGTGTTCTTGCTTAAAACGCGGTTCCGACCGCGACCTTCAGCAACGGAAATATTAACATCACCCTGCGCATTTACTGTTACGGATGTATTCTCGACTTCAGTTTTGTCGTCGGACATCTCATCTTCCAGTGCGGGGGGCTCTAGTAATTCGTCTTCGGGGAGAGGGGTGAGGTCTACTATTTCCTCGGTCTCTCCTTCAGGGGCAGAGTCAGGCTCTTCATCATCAGACATCATCGCGATGTCAACGCCCGATATCTCATCATCCACGAGCTCATCTTGCTCGCCCATGATTTGCGCTTCGATCAAAGCCTTGATTCGAGGAGTTACCGCCTCTATAATCTTGTTCTTGGCATTTTGCTCTGCCATTTCCTTGAGCTGCTTTGCTTCAGCGATCGCTTGTTCATATAGATTACTTGTCATAACACCACCTATGGTCTGCTAAATGGTAAATATCGACCAGAAAATTAAATTTACCATATCTCAATTATTTTACTTAAAAAAAAAGAAATTATTCGTCCTCGAGCATTTTTCTAATCACCATTCTGACTCGCTTTAATGGTAACTCTTCATCCTCTTGTTCTATGTCGGAGTGAAGAATATCTCTATCCGCGCCCAAAGAGACATGCGGATGGCTATATCCTATAGTACTACCCGTCTGCTGTAAACTGCCAGGAGAATAAGCTTTAGGAGAACTGACGCCACCGCCGACTTGTGTCCTCTTCTTGTACATTCCGGGCATAGGGGAAATGCTCGTTCCCACTGTTTCACTCAGCTTAGTGTTACCAGCCACGTAATAAAATGGATCGGTTCCCTTCATAGCCAGATAATCACTAGCCAAGTAACCACCAATTAATTTCCTGAGCTTGTCTTGCATCTCTATTGGGATATCAGAAATATCCTCATCTTCGTAGTCATCTTCTTCTTTATACGGAAATGAATTTACGGCTTGACGATCTTTGTGGAATCTTGGATTGAGCTGGCCATAGCCGCCTCCCGCCCGATCGTCGGGGCGGGAGCCGTGAGCTAGGTTGCCAAATGAGGCAGGCTGCGTCATTTTTTATTTGCCGACGCCTTGGCCTAATTTATAATCGCCGAGAGTATGTCGAGCTGCGCGCTCTGAAGTACCTTTCGGGTTCTCCACAGCACCTACGCCAACAAAAGGCGTGGATGATGGAGTTTGACCGAACCCTTCTGGAGGATCAGCTAAATCGCTCGGATCAACTGAGCCCTCTCCTGGAGAAACCGGGTTTGGAACATATGGGCTGGCTGGTAGTCCACCCGCTCCGGTTTCGACCTCTTCCATGTTTGGTGCGTCCGAGTAATCCATCGTTTGGGTTCCGAAAGTGTGACCTTCATCGTTTATCACACCGTCCAGAACCAACTGTTGGTATTGAGCTCGTACGTCATCATCTTTTAATTCAAAAAGTGGGCTACCTGCAAATGCAGCCTTAATTGTCTTATCATCTCGAGCGCCTAAGGCTCGCGAGCTTGGTGCTCCTTTAGCTTCAACGACATTCTGTCTATGAGTTGGCATTTTTTCTCCTTATTTAGAAAGTTTTCTTAATAGAACTTTTTTACTCTCTAAAATCCTCTTCAACCTTTTTCGGGTCTTGGATTCTTGGATCTTTAAAGCCTTGAGGTGATCTAAATCTTTTTCCAAAGCTGTAGCTAATTTACCAGCTTCAACTTCTTCAGCATCAACCTTCTCAGGATCTTCATTTCCTTGCTCAAGAGTTTCGAAAACAGCTCTTCTCTTTTCCTCTTGGATCATCTTTCTAAGAATTCTAGGAGTTAACTTAACCGACTTTTTCATAACACACTCCAAATAAAGTAGTTTATATTATTATTTATGCTGCCCAGGTAGTTTCTTTTCAGAAAACGCGAGGTTTGCCCAATTACCGGCGGCATCGCCGAAAATATCTTCAGGATCATTTTGATCAACAGCTTGAGAAATACGGTCGCCAGCCACAATTCTGGGGTTCCTGTCTGCGTTGGTCTGCTCTTGTAAGGTTGTTTTTGCAGTATCAGCAAATATACTTTGCATCAAAGGATCATCAGTGACGCCCCTAATTGTTTCTGGGATTACATTTTTCTTCGCTGTTTGACGCCGTCTAGGGACTGGCTTCTTTTTAGCAGCAACTTTCTTTGATTCCTGAACCTGTTCGTTAGCCCCAACTAGTCCTTCGCTAAGAATCTCAACAAGACACTCTTTGACTAGACTCTTTAAAACTGCTCTACTTACTTTAGCCATGAATTAATCTTTCCTTACTTAAGCCGGAGTTACCGTACCAATCGCGCCGTTACCTGCAGCGACCTTTACAAAACTGACACCTTCAAGGGCTGAGATATCTGGAAAATCAGAGCGTTTCACGTTCGTTAATCCAGCCATCACTGTTACGTCAGTTTGGGCGTTAGAGTCAACGTATAGGTCTATACATTTAATTGGTAAAACCATCATTGAATTCTGTGGAATCACAAATCTCATAGCATCTCCAGCTTCATCTGACTGGCTGACTTTGAATGCTATTGCAGCGTCAGCTGAGGGAGCTGTTACACAGATCCACTGAGTTACATACGGAAACTCTATCCGTAAATCAGCCATATCTGCGCCGTGCTGGTACACGAATGGAAAACCAGCTGTCTGATATTCTGCGGCATGACCGTGATGGGGCTTCGCTTGATTTAAAGGCATTATTCTTCCTCCCAAGACAAGATGTCGTTAAAAACTCTATCAATTCTATCAGACTTGTTAAAGAATGTATTGAGCTCTGCTTCGTTTATCTCCCTACCTTCATTCATCATAAAGGCACCAGGAGTCGAAGGCTCAGAAACAAAGTCCCAACAAATCAGTTGAAAATCGTCTTGAACAACTTGATGGTCTCCGCTTCGCTTTGTCGAACCAACACCACGAGATGAAATGCCCAAAGTCACTCCTGACTCAACTAAACTCTGAAGAATCTTTCCTGCAGGGGTGTCCAGCAGTTCTACGCTTCCGTAGCAAACGTCGCCGTCCATGTAGGCTTCACGAACAATGTGAGAAACGTTCTTGAGCTCAACGACACTGCTATCTGGGTGATCACATTCACCAAGCGCTCTGTTTTCCTGAATAAACTTTTGGTAGTTTCTAATCTCTCTATCCAGAATCGGCTTTGGATAAACTCGACCATTCTGGTTTAGCGTACCTGCTTTTTGCAATACACCTTTTAAGATCACCTTACCGTCATTTTCCAACCTAGATTCGTTGACCATGTCTGGTGAGTATTCAAATTGTGACCAATTTGTTAATAGCTTCCTACTCATTATTAGCTCCTTAGCTCATTACTTAGTTTCATAACCGTCAAATAACGAGAAACGACTTCATCATTAATGTTTTCGGTTGGAAGGCCGTCAATCTTTTCACAGACAATCGCGATTTTAGATCTAACGATTTCACTTTCACAAGATGTTGAATATGTCTTTAACTCATTCAAACACTTTGTTTTTCTGCTCCCAAATACTTCAGAAATTTTCTCTTCTTTGTCTATGGAAAAAACGTAGTCCTGTAATAGACTGGCTTGCTCAGGTAGAAGCTCACTTGTAAATGACTCATTAAACTTCTTAGTCATAATATTAACGGTCAAATTATTGACATCTTCCGTCTTTAGTTCGGATACGTCAACAGATCTTTTTTCTTGGACAAGCCAATTGTGAAGCTTTGCTTCATAGATCGCCTGTGAGTCAATATCAGGCTCATCTGAGCGCCAGCTCTCCAAGAGCCTCTGAATGGTAGCCAGTGTCTTGTAGCTGGAGACCCTCTGAGAATAGAACTTTGGATCATTGAAAGCGTAATTTATCTCGTGTATCAGAGACGACTTTTCTTTATACAGCTTAGATGCGTTAAAATCCTTGGCAGCGCCTTTAGCTTCACCAATGATCCTAGTCGCTAAACTCTCAGAAGGCATCGTGGTGCTGTAAAGCGCGTTAAAGAGACGGTATTCTCTATATAGCTCGGTACCTGACTTAAAATACTTATTGGTTATCTTGAGCACCTTAGATGCTTTTTCTTGATCATTCTCAACCAACGCAGTGGATGCGTATCTAGCTAGCTGCTCAAAAATGATTCCGACGTTTCTCTTCTTGTTATGGCTCTTTGGCATTCATGCCTCCTTCGTCAAATTTAACTCGAACCCTCTTTACGATCAGGTTCACTAGAGTTGCTTAACTCATTTAAAACTGTCTTTTTATTACTAAGTAGTCCTGATTTATCGATATTTCTTAAAACGCTTAAAATATCAGGAGACATTACCGGTCCGGCGGCTGCTTTTTGATCTAAAGATCTCTCAAAAGCCTCAAAAGAATTGAGTTGCTTTCGATTATACGGTTGCCTCATGGAATCCTGTGACCTTTTATTCATTGTCATATTCCCAAAATTAGGCATGTCGGCAGACGCCGCGGTCTTCTTATCTTTCTTGGGGCTCATTTCTTGTCCCCAGACATTCTTCATCTTTGCTTGCGCCTTGAGTGGTGCATCTTCATCGTCAACAGATAATATTAGATCATCGTCTTCGTCGTCTTCCTCATTGATGTCTGCTTCATTAAACCCATCAGAGGGAGCAGCGCTTATAGGTGTATCGGGCAATAGGTTCTTATCAGATATTAGATCAACGTCAAATAACCCCCCGCCCTCATCATCTCCGCCGCCGGCGTCGTCGTCGCCTCCGCCACCTTCACCACCAGTCGATTCAAGTTCGGCATCATCTTGCTTGTCTTTCTTCAGACCGTCTAGGACGCCTTCAATCTGATCATCTGTCAAGCCTAGAACATTTTTTCTGACCCAGGTCTTGTCCAGCATTCCTTCCGGAACCTTTCCAGCAATGTCAAATCGCATGCTAATTAATTCAAGCTTCTGTAGCTGTGCAACTGATGATGGATTTGAAAGCCTTAACTCAAAGTCTAGTAAGTCTTCTCCGTCATAACCATGAGAGTACAGGTGGACCATGGCAAGTTTATTAAGCTCAGAAATAACAGTCTTCTGTATTCTCTGTATCGTCCTAGAGAACCTTATGTCTTCTTGTGCCAAGGTTGCCTTTGAACCAATGTCTTCATCATACCCTAGGTAAGCCTTAGGGATCTTAAGAGCTGCAAATAGCTTCTTTTGTACATACTCAACATCTTCTATAGCGGTGGCATTTTGACCACCGGCAAGGGTGTCAATTCTCGTACCACTATCTCCACCACGGACAGGGATGTAGTAGTCTTCGTCAACAGCCATAGGGTTATATCGCAAATCAGCCTGGCCTTGCGCGCTGCTTGAAACTGTGCTTTTCTTCAAGGCAGTCTTAGCTTGCTCCACGTAGTTTGAAACATCTTCGGGAGGCACATTACCAACGTCAATATAGAAAACGCGCCTCTCAGGTGCGCGGATAATCCTGTAGACTAACATCGCGTCTTCGATCAGGATTAGTTGGCGCCAAATGCGACGAGCAGACTCTAGAACAGAAGTACCGTATGGCAAAAAGGCGTCGTTTGCTAAGAGCCTAAAGTGACTGATTTGCCAATTCTCTAAAATGGCGTTTCCTTGAGTTATCCACCGGTATCTTACAGCTGCAGGATTTTCTGGATCAAAGCCTTCTTCACGCTCAATCTCTGTTATTGGGATAGGGTATGTATTTATCACACCATATTCTGGATGTACATCATTAAAGAGAAAGAAGTCGCCATACTTGACAAGGTTCCTAACCCACATAACGAGGTTGAACTCTACGTTTATTGTGTCATGAAAAAGTGTGCCTAGAAGCTCTTGTTTTTGCGCATCATCAGAATAGATGTGTAAAACCCGGCCATGCTCATCTGGTGAAACAGTCTCCTCAGAATATATGTCTAATGCCGAAGCCAGCTCTGGAGTTGCTTCCATCTCACTAAAATCACTGTATCTAGCCATTCTATCGAACGAACCGTAAGCGCTAAGTGTGCTGTTATAGATATCACTATGAGCACGCTTGAATAGCGCAGACGCAGAAGATTTAGATCCACCAGTCTGTTGCTGTTTGATCTTGCGCTTTACAACCGGACCGGTCCTGAAAAGACGAGTTAATTTCTGAAATAAATTTTTTTCTTTTTCTGCCATATTCCCACTCTATGCTATAATATTAAAATTATCGCTTTCTTTAAAATTAAAGTAACCACCTAAACTCTGCATCGACGCTCCCAGATAAGAACCTTGAAACTTTATCATAGGGTACCGCTCTCCTAGTGTTTAGAATATTCTTTAAGTATTCACCGCCAAAAGAAGATCCTACAGAGCCCTGAAATGAGCTTGACTCAGAGCCAAAACCTGCCAACATCGCTTTGTTCACGTCTGCTGAGCTCTTTGAATGAAAATTAGAAGTGTCGTACAACCATATACCGATCGCCAACGATATAACAAGATCATCGTTCTTTCCACGCATCGCTTGGGGCTTGGACCCTTTCCAGACAAAAGTCTTCATCTCCTCGTAAAAGCGAGAAGAGTATGTTCTAATTTGCTTATTTCTTATCACTTCCTCTAGCTTTGTCAAAATCTTGGATCTTGAAGGTCCTTGTGTTGAAAATCCCGCTTTAGAAATTGAACCATCACCGTAAAGCGCAGAGATCCTGTCTTTCTCTTTTTCAAAATAGATTTCTTGGCACTTTAGCTCTTTTAGCTTCATAAGAACAGCGTACCCGTAAGTGTTGCTCTCAGGACATACTGTGGCGTTATTGTACCGCTTGCTAGCCTCCATTAAAACAATAGCAAATTGGTCAGGCGGGGTTTTACCTTTAAACTCACAAACAACCTCTGATTCGTTTGTGTCAATCACATGAAATGTAGAGAAGTCAGCTCCGTCTCCTCGAGCAACGTCAGCACTAATAACATAACGGTTACCTGGTGTCGAATATTTCCAAACCCAGACTGCGTTATTAGGTCCCCATCTCTCAACAGGGTTCTTGATTGACATCATCAAGAATTCAATATCTTTTTGAGTTATAAACGTCTCACCTGAAGCTTGAAAGTCGCACAACAGCTCCTGCGCTATCTGTCTCTTCGTCATGTTCTTGGTTTCTTTATCAAACCAAACGTCATCACGCTCAGGATGAACATCCCATGGCAACTTTATTGCGTTAAAATCATTATCGCCATTCTCTGCCTGAGTATAGATGTCGTAATACTGACCACCGACCCCATTAGGCGTTGAAAGAACAATCGCGCGACCGCCAGTCGATAGAGTCGGATATAGGCCCATCCATAGATCATCAAAATTTCTAACAAACGCGGCCTCATCTACGATCAGTAAAGATAGTGCTTCTGAGCGCCCTGCATCTTCTGACGTTGGGACAGCTTTCACAATCGAACCGTTAGAGAACTCCAGAGACTGCTTATTGTTAGACACGATTTCAGGCATTAGTAACCAAGAGGGCAGAGACCGAATAGCGAACTTTACCTTTCTAATAAAGTTCTGAGCCACAGCCAGCTTGGTTGCGATTACTAGAACGTTTTTGTCTTTATAGAATATTGTAAGCCAAACAGCATACGCAGCGACCAGCGTGGAAAGCCCAAGTTGGCGACTTTTTACAATCACGTTGAAGCGATGATCATTAAAATCTTTTACGCATACATCTTGAAAATCGTAAGTGTTAAAAGGAAGGGTCCCTTTTGTTGCGTGCTGGATCTTTACGTACTTGTTAAAAAAGTAAACCGGATCCTTACCACACTTAATTATCTCCTTGACTTGCCGCTGCTTGGTTGACGGTGGCATCTACTCAACCTTCAGATGAACATTCATTCTGTAGTACGCGAGCTTCCTAGGGGTATAAGCAGAAACGCTAATTAGCTCTACGGAATCGTCTCGGGAATCTTCTGTCACTTTTACAGATCTACCAGCACGCTCCTTGAATTCTGCCTTCATCTTCTTTAAAGCGTCGGCAACACAATCGTTGGCGTCTTTCTCATGTTGAGCCTTTTGCTGCTCCATCGAAGACTCGCTTGCAAACTGGATCACTGCCGTGTATTTTAAAATAAGACTATTTCCGTGCAGGCTAGATGTCACCTTCATGGTATCGCTAGAATAACCAAAACTATGATTGAACACTTGGCCCAAGATATTTACTTCTTCTGAACTTAACATTTTTCTCTCCTAAAAGAATTTATACATAGGCTTAAACTGCAGTTCTTTCTTTTGCAGCCAGCCCTTTATTTCTGCTTCACTTGGTTTCCAACCAACGCCATTCACACTTCTGTTTGGCTCCAAAAAGGAAACAAAACAATCTCTACACCCACCATTATTGTAAGCACAAACAACATCCTCTAAAGATTGAAGTGTACCATGACAAACGTTGCAAGTTGCCGGGACTGGCTTATTCCTCTCGTCTATATAAATATCAATAAAATCACTCATAAACAACTAAAGAATTTTTTCCTTTGCTTCTGATGTCTAAAACGTTATCTACAACATCTTTAATCGCGTCAATGTGAGAAATAACGAATATATGTCTAAACCACTTCTTTAGTGCAACAAGTAGCCGGCTACAGGCCTCTATATTACCTTCATCCAGACTACCGAAGCCCTCATCAATTATAAGCAGATCTGACTTTGGTAAATTAGAAACGTTGATAAGGGCGACTCTAATCGCTAGAGAAGATAACATTTTCTCCATACCAGATGCACACTCTATTACCCTCTTAGAGTCTCCGTAATTTATAAATACGTCAAGAGCGTTGGTTGAATCGTCAGCCGATATCTCTATCGTAAACTCAACAACACCGTGTAATATCTTTTCTATCTCAGAATTTATGGCTGGCAACTGAACGCTCATAATCTTTAAAGGAATACCCTTCTTATCGACAGCCTGCAAGAAGGCGTTATAGGCGTTCCACTGCTTTTTCATATTCGCGAATTTTTGCTTCTGCTCTTCAGAATCGACCAGTTGCTGCTGAAGTAAGCCTATTTTTTCGCTTAACCTAAGTTTTTCAGCATCCAGAAAATTAGATCTCCCTGTAAGGGTTTTTAGCGTTTTCTTTAAGCGGGATATCTCTTTCTTTTCTGAGCCCTTTGTCGCATTTAATTTCATTTTTGAAAGCTTGTTTTTCTCTTCTAGAAGATTTTGAGCCACGTTGGAGTCCTCAACCTCCAACTCAGTCAGGCCAACAAGACTGTTCCCTCTTTCCAGCTTTAGATCTGATTCTGTTTTTAAGATATCATCGTACTTTTTAACTTTGTCTTCCAGAGACTCGCCGAGCATCTTTTTTAAATTCCGCTTGACAGCCGAACAGTTGGCTGATATCTCTGAAACACGCTCTTCTTGACCCGGAATTTTTTTCTTGGAAAGGTGAGAGTCTTTAATAAATTTACAAGTTGGATATGCATCACCGCACGGGACCACCTCTAAAGTACTGGCGCTCTTCTTTTGAGACTTTAGTAGCGTTCTCTCTTTTTCTAATAGGTGTTGAATATTTTGGAGACTATTTTCTATCTCTTTTTGCTGTCCTAGCTTTTCCTTCAGCTCTTCCACCGGGAACTGATCTTTGATGGAAGCAATTTTGCTTAATTTTCCTTCTGTTTCTGATATCTCTTCTGAGATAGCTATAATCTTTTTCTTCATCTTATCACTTCTAGATTTTAGCTCTTTAAGCAGAAGTTCTTGTGATTCTATCTCATCCTCGGTAAAAGACTCAGAGTTTTCGTGAGTCGCAAGGAGGAGCTTTAGGCTGTCTACTTCTTCTCTGACTTTTTTGCACTGCTGCTCTGTTTCATCTCTATCGCTTATTAAGGACTCCAGCTCGAGCCTTTTACTACGGATGATTGTTGCCCAATCTCTATCAGGCGCGCTTTTCATTGATCCCTTAAGCTCGGAAAACTCATTCTTCGCGATGTTGAGCATATTGTCAAAAATACCTAAGTCAAGAAACTTCGTAAGAATCGATTTTCTGACGGTCGCTCCATTCTTGATAAAGTTATTCATTGAACCCTGGCTGGCCAGCGATGTCAAAAGAAAGTCATCAGCTGTGCCGACAAGAGCTTTTAGATCTTTCTCTGTTTCTCGGCGCTGCTCGCCACTAAGATCTTCCACCTTGTTACCAGCTGGATCAATCTTCCAAAGGTTAAGGGCGGTTGAAGCTGAAGTCTTACCAGCTCTAGATGTGTGCTTAGCCGATTGTCTTTCTATCTTGTATGGCTTGCCGTTTACAGTTAGATCAACCTCTACATTACAAAAGCCTTTTCTAGAATTGATAACATGCAGATTCTTAATTGCACCACGATCTGTAGAATTGAATAGACCGTACATGATGGTACCGGGGATAGAAGACTTCCCTGTCCTGTTTTTTCCGAATATTCCAGTGATGCCGTGCATCTTTTCAAAGTCTATCTTATTCCCGTTTCCGTAGCCAAAAGTGTTGTCAAACCTCAGCTTCTTTAGAGACCACTTAAGGTTTTTTCTAGACTCTCCGCGAGAGGCTTCTGATGCAATTCTCTTGGTCATCGACTCTAGGATCTCTCGCTCTTCTTCACTTAGAACAAACGTCTTTGTATAGTCACTCATGAGCTTCACGTGAGTTGAAGGGTTTAAGAGATCACTCTTATCGAGCGTGGTATCTCCAATGCTGATAGTATCATCCTGGTTGTCTTCGATATCCCACTTAAAAACAACCTCTGTCGCTTTATAGGCTTCCCTTAATTCATTAAAGAGCTGTTTTATTTCAGATTGTGGGATAGTCTTACTAGATCTGATCCTAAACCTGCCGTAGGTCATAGACTCATCAATAGTGTCCAATGTAGAAGAAACTGTTCCTGCCCATGGGATGGTATAGAAAGAAAACCTATTTCTAACAGGAAAGAATTCTGTGCTAAAATTGTCTTTATCGATTATGTCCCATACCATGAACCCCTTCTCTAGATCTTCGCCATAGTTTTGCTGAATTGTTGATCCGCAATAAGCAACTCTTTTTTCCGAGTCTAAAAACTGAGACTTATGGATATCGCCTAAAAAGGTAAAGTCAAAATCCTTAAAGAAATCTACTGTGATCTGATTCGGTTCATCAATCTCCCAATCACTATCGACTTTCGACCCTTGTACAGGCCCGTGAAAAAGGGCGATATTAATCATCTGTGGGTCTGGTTTCACAGAAGACCATGACTCTTCATCAAAACAAGAAAATACACACCAGTTCACCCCGTGTGGCTCTAGCGGATATGTACCGGTGTCCTTGTACAAAAATATTCTATCGTTGTTTATAGCTTGTATTATAGGGGTGATTGCATCTTGTCGATCTTTGTTTAAGATCAAGCCATCATGATTACCTAATATCACATGGACTGGCGCGACTTCAGCAAGACCCTTAAACCACCAGACCAAAACGTCAATCAGCTCAGGGGAAATCCCTTGGGTCTTTGAATGAACAATATCACCACCAATATAGATGGCGTCTAATTCCATTTCCGACAATTGAACGAATATATCAGAGAAAACCTCTCTATATTCATCATGACGTGATAAACCACGAAAATGAATGTCAGCAAAATGCGCGCACTTAAAACCCATTAAAATACCTTAAACTAGAGAACCGGACTTGATTGATGATATCAGTCCTAAGAGTCTATCATTTCTGCCAAAGGGCTTGGCAGCTTGCAAACGTTCGAGAAAACTGTCTTTAGACATTGCACCTACGTCTTCATATCCAGAACAGTCCAATACCCTCACGCTTATACCGTACGACAGTAACAAACGAGCGATGTTGTGGGACTTGTCTATAACGTCCGGATCAAGAGCCAGACAGACAGGCGTACCATTCTTCACTATCTTTTTAAATAATACCTGATCTTCCTTTAAAGTACAACCAAGCAAGCAAGTAGCGTTATCATTAGCCTTTATCAAATCAAACGGGCCCTCAACTAAGGTAAGCTCCGAGGCCCAATCTATGTTTATGTCGTTAAATATGACATCTTTCTTTGGGACCTTCGAATTGATGTACTTCATTCTAGACTGTTTCCCTACAGATCTAGCAACGAAATAGTTTAATTCACCTGACTCGTCAAAAGAAGGCATTATCACTCTTCTTCTAAACCTCCCAGTGGTCACCGCGCCTAATTTAAAATACCACAAATCGCGAGTAGACATCCCTCTGGATTTAGCGTAATTGATAGATGCCTTAATATCAGGGTCAGGGTGATTAAATGCCTCTGCTAGCAGAACAAATCCCTCTGGTAGCTCAACATGATGTTCTTGCTGGGTTGGTGGATCTGCTGTTTTAGAAAAATCCTTGAATAAACGAATAGCTTCTGAAACTAAGCTAGGCTTAAACTTAGAAACCAGCTTTTTTATACCAACACCAGACTCTGCGCAAACCCAGCAGTTGTATTGTTGGGTCTCCATGTGAATCACAAGTTTAAGCTTGGATGATCCATGAGACTTACACTTCTTGTTCGGACAAGCGACTTCTACATTATCGTTATTATCGGTTGTTCTGATTTTTGAAAATGCTCTTCTAAGAAAAGCTAATCTTTCTGTCCTAGACAATATTCTTCCTGTACGACGGCGCTTTGAGCGATTACATATGCATCTGCCATATCATAACACTCTTTTACAAGAATTACACTTCCTTTCCTAGGACCGCCCTTGAGAACCTTTGTTGGCCAATGTAGGCCTGGATCTTTACCTTGCACAAATTCCAATATTTGCTGCTTTGTGTTTTTATCAGACTTTCTGTTGACCTTAATCCCTACAAGCTTTCTAGCAGCGTTGACATTGACAAATTCAGGTTCAATCTTAAAGACCTCTGAGGCCATGTAGGTGCAGACCCCATTAAACCTAGCCAGAGTCACAATAGTTTTTGCGCTGGAAAGACCTGGTCGAAAAGCTTGAAGATTTTCTTCTATTACGACGCTATTAACTTTGTAATCTTTGTCTAGGGACTTTAAGACCTCTTTAAACTTTTCAGCTTTTTGAAAGAGAGTCTTTTGCTTTGAGAGATCCACGAAATCTAAAAGCTTAACAGCACCCTTCGCATCAGTAATGCACAGCCCGATTGTAGACGTTGATATATCTAGTCCTAATATCATGATATATTATAAACTTCTAGTAGTCGATCTTAAACTTAAAGACGTAACGATCTTCATCTTTTCTGACTATTGGTCTAGAAAGATTTACTTTCCCAATAACATTCAGGTTCTCATCGTGCATGTGCATATTCGTGATCAAGTTACAACCGATCTCTGCATCGGCCGGTAAGTCAGTGGGGGAAAGCCTTTGATAGGTAGGGTTCGTAGATATCTTAGCTTCTTCAGCTGAGATTGGTACTCTCATCTCCAAGACGTGCAGGTTTCTGTCTCCCTTAAACGTAGTAACAAATTGTTGCGTCCCAAAAGATGGAATAGTCGGGTTTGTCAAACATACCAAGCCCTCTTCGTACAAAATGATGCCAGCAGAAGACCATGTCGGGTGACTACCTGAAGCATCGCACCTGTACAGCGCACCGTAACCATTGTCCTTGAATGTAAGTCTAATTTTGCCAGCAGATCCTGTGACGTATGGATCATGCATCTGGAAAGACTCGTACTTTATCGAATCGCCATAGAATATGTTCGATATGTCCAGAAACATTATTTCATTTGAATCGGTGTCTCTTGTACGATTTAACACGGTCAAACCAATGGAGCTCTGCATGCCGTAGGCTTTCGTGGAGGAAATTAGACCGATATCAGCTTGACCGTCAAGATCAGCGTCGACTGGCATTGCGACTTCGATGGGAGGGAATAACTGATCCTGAATCGACTCTACATTCCCTGTTTCTTCATCAAATGATACCAGCTCGTTATACTGCGCTTGTAGAGACAACATATTCCTTAACGTTACCATTCCCTTCGCCGGCTTACCTGCATCGTTAACAAAGAAAAAACCTGATGAACCTGTTGTCATAAGAGAGACTCTGTCGTCTAAAAAGCTCATACCAGGTTTAAGCTGACCTAAGTCGCTAGGAAGTATTGTTAGATTTCTCTTTCTATTTTCCGGTCTTATCAGCAAAGCCTCACTAGCAAGAATAAAGTCAAAATCATCAGATGAAAAATTAGACCATGTACCTTTTGGCTCTGTTGCTGAAAGATTGTGACACCTTGCTTGTTCTCCGGTTATGAAATCGTAACTGAAGTTTTCTAGATTTAGTAGTCTACCGCCTTGACCGAACGACAAGTCTGTGTTGAATGGAGTATAGCTGCTGGAATAATGAGTTTGAGTCACTGAGCTCAGCATCTGCCTCACAGAGCTAGAGGGTACAAAGTACGGTGGCAAATAAAACAAGAAGTCTTCATCGCCAAAGTTGTAATACCCTGACTCTGAAGTTGATCTTATCTCAGATATAGATCTCCATCTGCTGAATATTCTCACCTCTTGTAGTTCAGCGTTTAATGGTGAATCGAAACCATGGGTTAAGTTTTCTTCCTGCTCCATGTCTACTGCGTCTATTAACATCTTTGTGCCGTGCCTGACCGCTGAACCTGAATCAAACAGAAAACCAGTTTTTGAAGCAGTAGAATTAGAGTTACCGAAAACCGGTTCGCGAGAAGATATCTGAAACAAATCTGTCAAGTAGTTACCGTGAGAACCAGATGCTGCTTTTTGTTCTTTTGTTATTCTTACCGAACTCGACGCGATCAAATCAATACGGCCGGCCTCATACGTCAATTGAATTTGAGTATTATCTACTACTTGCGCATTTAAAATAGAAGAAAGAGAGCTGTTTATAAAATTCAACCCGCCAGTAAATTTATCAGGCACCGTCAAGTTTGTGATTGAAGACGGCGTGGTGGCAATATCTTTGTTGCCAGCCGTCCCTTTTACTTCTTGGGTCAAATTTAATCGGCCACCGGTGCTAGTAGCAACGATTGTTGATCCATGACCCCCGTATGAACCAGCTGGGTCTGTATTTATGGCCGCGGCTAAACTAGCAGCTGCGATTGCAGCCTTTTGAGACGCTGTACCAGAAGTACTACCCCTTTTGAACTTGGAGTTTGCAGAAGTAGAAGTATAGTTGAATGAACCATCGTTGACTGCCTGGTACGTCTTACTAAGGCCAGCTGTGTTCGTCACCGTGATGGTGTTGTTAGCTGCTATCTCTCCAGTAAATATCAATGTTGCGGCCGCGGCGGTGCCGAGGGTGAGCGTCTTGTCCACAGAAGCGCCGTTGATAGCAGATGTTAGAGCAGCAGCATTTTGAGAAGCCGTTCTTGTGTTGTTCAAATCAACTGTGTCTGCTGTAGGAGAGCCATCAACTTCTTCAAAAAATATCGTTCTTGTGCCGGCGAGGCTACCAGCACTTGTAAGATTTATCTTTATGCTGCCGCTAGCGTGAGTGTTGGGTACAGTCGGGTTAAAACTTGAGCCGTCTACTACATTTATTAAATCGTCATCGTCAACAGAGAGTGAGTTTGAACACTTATATCTATTTCCAATAACTAGTGCCGAGGGCACATCGTTAGGATTTGATATCGTCGCGGTTTCTCTAGAGAGCTCAGTGTTTGGAATCACAAAATCGCCGGCGTGAAGATTGTTGATGTAGAAGCTTCCAGTATAGTTGTTCTGTGTCGAGCCGCCCCACCTAATTGCACAATAACTCCACCTGTCTTTTTCTAGAAACCCATCTGCAGACCAGTACGTACGTGTTGACATGCTACCTGACGCTTCGTCTTTACTTATTGGTATGATCACTTTGCTCGGTGGTCTCACAGAATTATTTCCGAGCTGTAGCAGCAATCTGAACGATTTTGGTCGACCATGTTCATCTTTGTGAGATCCAGAGACCAAAGAAACAGAATAACAGTTCGGCATGTGCATAATCGTACCAGCGTCATAAGAATCGGCAGCAGTGTCCGTTGTATATCTTGGGTTGATGTAAAACTCAAAGCTGAATGAACTAGAAGTGTAATATCTAGTTGGTCTGTACCCCTCTGATACACTTCCGCTAGTCGGAATAGGATAAACTAGTGCCGTGTCGCTAGGTACATTTGAAGGGTGAGCAGCGGAAGAGGTGAAGAAGTTTAAACTGTGGTAATTTGAGAACCCAAAAGACATTGGTTTCTCATATTCTCCCTGGTAAAAGGGGAGCAAGTTCTTTATGAAAACTGATTTTCTTATCGTGTTTGAATTAAAGCGGTGGGGCATATCGAATTTATAGACAATAAGCTTCTTAGTATTATCTAGAGAGCCCGCAAGCTTTCCTAGATTCGTCAGGTAGTTCTCCACTAACCCAGCAATGTCGTTTCTAGATCTTTGATCATTCCTAATGACAATCCCAGAGTCGTCTTGGGTCAACAATGACTTTACATCAAACGTATACTCTTCCAGTTCGCTAGTGATCTCTTTTAAGGTATCACTTCTTTCCGCGAAAAGAAACACATCACCAGTGATGCCACCAGCCGAAGAAGACACAAAGCGCTGGTTGGGGTGAGTCTTTACTGAACTGACTTTTATGTCTTCAGGTAAAATAGGGATTAACGCCATTTTATCCCCTTCTTAGAAGTCTAGCCTTACTCTAATTGTGAGATCTTTCTCATCATTCTTCTCTATTGGTCGCGACACTTTCGCTACAGCCAGCAGATCGTCATAATCGCCGTAGAGACCTACAGTCGTTATATAAGAGAAGGGCTTCTGAAGACTATTGACCGAAGATTCAGTGACTACGATCTGTCCGTCGCTGGCAACATAAGTTGGGTTAGAAGAATAGTTAAACTCGTCGGGTTGAGCTCTAATAAAATAAATCGTTGAATTGATCTCTGTAGCGTTCTGGAAAGTAATTGCAGTACCAGCATCACTACCGAATCTAGTCACGCAAACATGATCGACTATATTATCAATAGAACCAGATGTCCAAAAATAAGGCCACATTCTACCACCAGACTGATCGGCTGTGGATGGAATTGTTGCAGAGCCAATTGGGTTACCGAAAGTCAGAACCCCGCCGGTTGTCTGCAGCGGCGGACCAAAAAGTGCTTTGCCTCTAGGAACAGAGTCTGTGCCTGCATACACACTGTCTGCAGAACCTGAAGAAGCTGATTCTGTCATGGCGTCAATCTTTCCATGACCTACGTCCGTCTTATCAAAGACCTTCTCTACATCCAGTACAATTGTACCGTGGTCATAAAAGATCAGACCAACTACCTGACTGGTATCAGAAGCGTACACTATATTTCCGACTTCGCCACCATGAGACTGGGGCCTATTTGTGGAGGCACCGAAGTCAGTGTAGATCCTCTCTGTCGCTCCCATAATTTGAAACAAATTATCGTGAAACTTGTTGCTTATTCCTCCCGCTTTAGTCCCAGCTGAATTGGCAACGTTATAGTTTAGGCGCATTGCAAAAGTTTCTCTCTTGATTCCGTCTCTTACAAAAAGTCGATGAAAGCTGAAGAACAAGGCTGCGTTTATATTATTGACAGCCGATGTTGTATCCATGCTATAGGGAGCCTGAAAGACCGCTTTAGGATCTCCCAGTAGTGTTGCCGCAAACTGCTTATAGACATCTTGCTTTTCTCTCATCATTAAAGAAGTATGTTTGTATCTTCTTTTAAGAGCCGTGTCTGTGCCTATAAATGCACCAGGCGCAGAAGTTTTTTCTGTTGACTCTGTTGACTCTGGGTAAAACCCAAATGTCAAATCAAAAAGACTGTTTGCTGTCTGTAGACTGAAGTCTTGATCAAAGACTGTCTGGTATAACGATGATGTTACACCTGGTCCGAAACTAGAGGTGACAAAAACCTCGTAGCTCTTTCTGGAATTTGACCCTGAGACGTCTTCTCTTACAATATCTACAAGCTGATTTAAAACAGACTTAGTATTCTTAATGTCGTTACTTAACAAAGATTTAAAAACAGCCACTTAAATTATCCCCTAACTTAAAACTAAAACAATCACTACTGGAATCTTATTGGGATTGTAATGTGATGCTGGATCCCTGTCAGTAATCCAGTCACCACGACAACCGTTGTTACCACCCCTTGTGAGTCCCCAAAAGTGTTAAAGACTGTTTGGTTTAAGGATGATTTTGCCCTTAAAACAATAGAGATACCCGGGGTCGCTGCAGTGCTAGCGTCATTTCCATCTCTAGAAATATTTGCTGAAGCCCTGTAGGTAGCCATCTGGTCTCTTTCAGATATATAAGCTGCCGGTAAAATACCCGCACCAGTGCTCACAGTCAAAAACCTGTTTGAAGCCTTGATCATAAAAACTGATTCTTGTAAGTCTATCGGTATTGAACCACCCTGTACTCGGTCACCAGAACCAACTGTTTGTGATAAGTTGATGGTTCTCGATGGGCGGCGACCCTGGCGGGTTAATGCTTGAGCGTCTTGGTATACAGTGGACGTTGAATTACCTTGATCAACATTCACGAGACTCGGGATGAACGTTTCGACCTGACTTGACATACTCAAGAGCTTGTATTTTAAGCCTAAGTTTGAACTAGTTTGAGCTTCGAATATAGGAGTATTTTTCTCAATTTTTTCGCGGCCTACAGTTAGTCCGAACTTCTTGATTATCTCATAGTCAATTTCATCATCGCCTAAGGCAAATTTCACAATAGAAAAAGAGCCGTCATTCTGAGACAGTCTCTTTCTACCTAAATCAGTTAAGACAGCATCCACTATAATGTTGTTAGTGCTGTGATCTAAAAATCCCATATTTTTCTCCTGATTTATACTTTCTAAATATACCTAGGCACAAAAAACAGTAAAATTTAATATGCTGTGCCTCGGAAGGTAAACTTAACTCTTTAAATTCTGGCTGGACAAGCCCATCAAGTGCGCAACCTCTGCTAATTCCTTTTCATCCTGAACAACTTCAAGATGATCATTTATTTGATACCTTAGTACGACATCGTTAGCTCTGTCTGGATTAATTATCTGTAAGAAGTAGCAATTTGAACTGTCACCATCATCATCCTCTGAGATTCCGTGTACTATCTTCTTGTTAGCGCCGTCTATCTCAACTGATTTATAGTCAGGCCTAAATCTAAGCGTAGCGCGCTTGTATCTGGCTGTCCTAGCGACATCTTCAAATGCTTTTCCTTTTATAAAAAAGTTAGGTAAAGCCAAAGGAGCACCAGGAGGCGAAATTTGTTGCACACTTAACTTGTAGAGACGACTATCAAGCCTTATTTTGAGTTGAGCGCTATAATTTGACATCTGTCCGTGAGCGTCAATAGCACAGACAGTGTAAATGTAGTCAGTGTCAGGCTTGAAATTACGATCTTTGTACATCGTGTTCGGTTCACCGGGTCTTAATCGTTTTATCTTATTAAGAGTATCAGGGGTCTCCGATCTTGTGAACCGTCCCTTATCATGACCAAATATTCTCGCTTTTATTTCATTAGCGCTCTGTAACGGATCTGAAATAGAATAGTTAAAATCGTAAACCCTCAATAGTTGAAATGGTTCGTATATCGATTTTCTCCTGAATATTGCAAAATAAGTTACGTCTCGCTGTTTGTTTACAGGAAAAGCCCAGTGAAGCGCCAGAGCGCCGTCTTCGTCAGTGTAATATTCATGAAATGCCCAAACGTCCCTAGGATAGGGTGGGGGTTCGAGCTCTCTAGTCTCTATTGTTAGTACAGTAGAATACGGGGAATTCATAAAGTAGTGAAACCTCTTGTTCACAACCCCGTTAGCTTCCTCAACAGGAACGTCTAAACTAAACGAAAAAACAGCTCGGATAGTGTAGTCATATTCTTTATCATAATTAATCGCAGCGTCTACATAGCTAGTGGCCATGCTACCTACGTTACAAGGTACAAAAATTAAAGGAAATTTTTCATAAGCCCACTTTACCTCATCTTCTTCAGCACTGTTTTCTGTCTCGACACGCTGAGTTTTTTCTATCACAAACCCAACGATCCTAAAATCAAGCTCTGCAGTACCTGGTGACCTATTCAAGTCTTCTATATCGTACGGGTATGAATTATTGACTATATGCTCCAAAGGACCCACTGTCCTTGTGCCTGATTCTACGATGTCATTAAAGCCAACAGAAGAACCAATACTCACCCCAGCTTTTACTAAGACTTCTTGCCAATGAGCAATGCTTCTTACTCTTGATTGCATTCCCAGCAATAACCCTGAGTTGTTTTTTGAAGCAGCCGTTATTGACCAAGCATGATCTGTGTTTAAAACAATGGTAGTGTCTTCCGGAAGCGTTCTGTCCCAAGTTGGGAAATTCAAGTTCTCTAACAAGGCGCTATCGTACACCTGGGCTTGAGCCACATCTATCTCTTCCGCCATGTTCGAATTATTAAAATCATCAGCAACCGCGCTGAGATCTTGAGAATCTATGTTATATTCGACGCGTCTAAAACTCGTTGAATCTACGTCTATATCAGGTACGTACGTTTCAAAACCAGGACCAGAAAAGTTCTTATATTTTTTATCTGCGTCTACTATATCTCTATATAAAAACTCCATTCTTTGCTGAAAGTTTGTTGAGTCTAGCTCTTCTGCAAACCAGTTATTCACAGGCTGGCCATCCGGATCAAAACTAAACATGTCTAGATATTCGTTCGTTACTCGAACATAATCCTGTTGATGTAACTCGAAATTCTCCATGCTGATTGGTGTGATGTTATAAGATGTGTTGCCTCTATCAGATAGACCGCCCAAGTATTTAAACGCGTTAATCCTAGACTCGTCAGCAATTTTAAAGTCGCCTTCAAAGCCAGGGGGAGGTGACCACGTAAGTCTTATGTAAGAAGGAATCATGTTACTGGATATTCTTTCCCAATGAGCCTGGCCTCTAACTTGTTCACCTGTTATGTCCTTTATCGCTGTATCTACTAAACTATTAGGAGCCGTCTGGTAGGTTGAATTATGAAAATTGTAACGCTTTCTTTCATCTAAAGTGAAGAAATTATAGATAAAAAGGTTTTCAAAGTTTAGATTCTTAACGTCAGCCTTAATATCTTGTAGATTGGTCCCTGACGTGAGCGGAGATCTCCACGCTGGAGGCTTTGAGACAGCAATCACTACAGCCTTAGAATATTTTGACTTATTCCCGTCAAAACCATTTCTTGAAAACATATTACTCATTATGAATCACTCCCAACTTTACAAACGCTGACCCTTAAGGTTAGCGGATAAAGAGAATTATCCAACACTGTTCCGTCTGGTAATTCATCGTCACCCCTAGCCAGATACGTCAATTGAGACTTTAACTCTTCGTAGTAGCCATCTGTCAAAAGTAACCTTGTTCCATCCTGCACAATTTTTGGAGATGTTTGATCATTTATCATAGAGTTTACGGCGTCTATCGGCTCTCCGTTTAGATTATCACGGCACTCTTGGGAAAGCTCAAAATCGCTAAGCTTGTAAGGAACCCCAACTATTCTGTCAAAAAGAAACCCATCCCTGAACTCTCTCATAACATTAGCAGAATACTCGTTAACAGCGGTTAAGATCTCGGCTGCCTGTAAGCTCTTTCTAGTTATTGGACTAGTAAACCTAAAAGGATACATTCTGGGATTGTCAGGGTCGTCTAGGTTTATTGAGTCCGATGCAAGCAGACCAAAGTCCACTTCGCCTGTAGACAGAAGTGACAGTCTACCGACACTGTCAGAGTGTGTTACTACATCTAGACCAACAAGATCTTTCAAGTTTTTTCTATCTAAAAAGTACTTTAAAATATGATGAATAGATCCTAAGCCTAACGAGCCGTCTTCACCTTGAGAGGCCTCTTTTATCTTCTCTATCAAGATCATCGTATACTCGTTTATACGCTCTTGATAATTTCTTTCTTCTGGAAGCAGGCCCCCAGCATTTGATATATCGGGAATGTAGTCAGCAATTGGTGGATTGCTACCAAGCTTTGGAATCATAAACTCAAAAAAGTCCAAACCCAATACTCGACTAGCGTAGGTTTTAAGAAATACATCATAAAGATCATACCCACTCTTCACAGTCAAGTTTTCAGAGCGCGATGGAATGAACTCTTCGGGAAGAGGATCCCTGTACTTAAAATTAGCGGTGTCGTTTAATGACATTACAGCCTGACCGCCGAGTAGCCTTTCTAAGGAAGAAGTCCTTAAATTACAGTTTCTTAGCTCTGTATCATCATAGCCAGACGTCTCAATAAGCGTCGGCATCGACCTACCTGGAGTAAAGACCCTGTACGGTTTTTCCCTGGACACAATCACAGGTTTCTTATGGTTAAACTTTAACCAAGGACGAAAAAAGTCAAATAGCTCAAGCTTTATCTCAAAATTAAGAACCTTTTCTTTATAAGCTTCTCTGCCTTCTTCCCAATCTTCTAGTCTATTACTTCCCGCGAGGTTACCTTGCCTGAACGTTCCGTCCCTGCTCAAGACACCGTAAGAAGTAGCAGGCGCATGAATCATTTTGTGAAGCTCACCGGCCTCAATGCCGATGAAGCAAACCCGGGTTTTGTTGTCATCAAAGACCTTTTCATTCGTGTCATCATACACAAACTCTCTTTCGAACCTTTTCCAGTCATCAATCTCCCTCGTGTTTGGTTTTAGACGTCTGGATTTTTGATCTTCCGCCATCTGTGATGGTACATCTATATCATAAGGAGATATCTTGAACGGAACCTGTGAAAAAGAGAATGGGTATAGCTCGATGCCTAGAGCCTTGGAGCGAATATCTCCGGGCTCGCCTTCACCGAGAGAGTATTGTTCCATGTGTAATCTATAGATTGCGTCTAAATTAGATATAATATCAGGTGTGATACCAGAAAGACCGTTACTTTCTACAAATTTTGACACCTCATCTTGAATAACAGACTTTGTCATCTTGCCAGTCAGAGCCTTGTCGTTAGCTATATCTTCATCTGAAGGTGTTTTTAACATTTTGCTTAAAGCCCCTTCGTACAGCGACATACCCGCTCTAAACGAATCGTGTAGCATCTCTCCGTGATCTTCCATCGCGTACAAATAAGTCAAAAATTGCTTTTCTAAAAGATGTACAGACTTTGTCCTGTCTTTCAAGAAACCGTCAGAAAAAGAATCACTGCGCGGATTTGATATATTCCCCACAGATTTCTCCCTAAGAAGATCCCAATTGAAGTCTACATAGGTGTCGCCCGGGATCACATCAATCTCACTACGCAATTTAAGGCTTAATTCTAGATAAGGAAATTGAATCATCCAATCATAAAAATAAGGGAATTTCCCTATCATCACTCTTAGCCAGCGAGCTTCATCAGCGGTGAGAGACTTGCGAGAAATAAAGGATTCTATGGCGTTTCGAAGGTTGTTAAAGAAACTAATCGCGAAAGGACGAGAAGCTTCAGAGACTTTTCTAGCAGACTCCCTAAAATAATCTTCAAGATCGTTGTTCGTCATTCCCAAGAACTCTTCTGTCGGTACCGTCTGCGTGTAAGGTAGATGATCATCTGACAGAAGGTCTAAATCTAGTGCAGCAGACAGATGTCTAGACCAGTCATACCGAACAATAAGGGGAAGACTGGTATTTACATTATATGTGTCAGTAAGAACTTCAAGCCCAAGAGGCTCACCTGGTACATAAGGCCCATAGAACCTAGGACCACCAGAAGAAGCAAACTTAAACTGGATTGAAGACAACAAGGTCGGTCTAAGAGCTACAACCTGGGTCGCGTCGCGGCTAAGTCCTGCGTAAAGATCACTAATTGGTCTAGCTGTTGGGTGATCTGTTTCGTCCTCGTATATCGGGGTAGTGCTATAATGGGACCACAGCGATCCATTTCTAGCTAAGTAAAGCTCAATTCGAATTTTCGGATCGTCTGTTTGAGTTGTGACTCTGTCCAGCTTATTCGTCAACTCGAACTCCGGGAACTCAAACCTGAAGCTGTAATTAGGATCCCCGTTATGAGGGTTCGCGTAAGTACCCACCTTACGTCTAAAACCTTTACCGTCATAGTGCGATGAAAAAATAGCCAGTGCAGGAGTTTGCGGTGTCTGTGTCCGATAATAATGGTGACTACCCCTACCATGGATTTTATTAGCGCTTAAGAGCGTCGGTGGGCTTGTACTTCTCCACTCCCAAAATTCATCCCATTTTGAAGATGGTGTGCCACCAGATTGATCCCACCACTCGATCATTTCCCTTGGAAGAACATTCTCAAGGTTATTGTGAAAGACGTAACCTCGACATCTTTCTTTTACTTCTGAATACAGCGCATCGGCGGGAATTCCGTCGAGGGAGTAACTAGTATGTCGGCTGGAAGTGTCTTGGTGTCCGTTTCCGAGTGAGTCTACTATCAACGGGTCACCGGCCATTAGGGGAGAACGATCCACCGCGAACGCTAGCATTGCAAACTGATATGCCAGGCCCTGCTTCTTATTTATCTCCGGAGGATTGCCACTGCCGAGTGGGATGATAGGGGCGTACATCCGTTGAGAAATATCACTACCCAGACTATTGAACCCAGTGTCCAAAGGATCTTGGACGATTCTTCTCGTGTCAAGTACCGCGCCGCTTTGGTTTCGGCGCTGTTCTAGTGTTGTGCACCCGGATCCATCAAGAAACGTCGCAGCGACGCTCGCAAGGTCTGTGAATATACTTCTGACGTATTGAAATCCTCCATACTCGTAATTGTAATGTTGCACATCGTTTATCGGGCCAAGAATCTGGCCATCCCATGGATTATTAATACTGAGTGGTGGGTTTGAATTTACTCGATAAGCTTTAGCAAACTGATATGTCGTTTTCTTAATGCTGAACTCAACAGTCAGTTTATACCTGGTCTTTTGTACCGGAGGCTCAAGCTTTACGAATCTAAACTCGGGATGGCTAGTAGTCTGTTGTCTGAGCATTTGATCAAAATTAGCTCTATCGCTCTGGTTCTTTAAGACCTGCATTTTTTCTTGCATTTTTCTATTTTTTTGCAACATCTTAGCGTAGATCTTCGGAGGAGTAAGAGCTAAATTTTTCTTGTAGTACTCGTTCAAAGCCTCGAAACCCTGACCGTCTGTTTGGGTCTCTTCAGAAATCATCCCGGCACCGAAGTCCGCAGGTGTGCCGGAAAACTGGTTTAGCACGCCAGAAGTGGTAGCTTGCTTGTTAAGCCCGCTGGGATCATTATTCACTTGAAAATTAGAATTAAACAGAGCGCCATCTACAGCTTGAAAATTTCCTTGAGTCACTTCTATGTTATAAACAAATCCAAAGCAAGAATTTGGGATCGCCGGTAAGCTAGAAAATGCAGTTACGCGGTTGCCTGTTCTTTCGTCAAGAATTGTGTCGTCCATTGTATAGTCTGGGTGGTATACAATTCTTGAGTCCTGATTGTAGGGCATCATAGTGTTTTGGTGCTGTCTCTCTGTTCTAAGCATAAAAATGTTAAAGTCTCTATCACCCTGAATACCGAGTGAGGGGCCGCCTCTATTTGAAATAGTCCCCGTCGCTTTTGTTGTTCTAAGACCTAGTCTATCTTTAATCGCATTCGGGATTAATATATTAGGATCTTTGTCTGCGTTACCAGTTCGTATTTTACTCGGATCAGCATTTTTCATGAAGCGAATAGCGTGATAAGCAAAATCGTTCTCTATAGAAACATGGTCCAGAAAACCTAGTCGTATATTCTTGGCAAGCTGCTCTAAAGGAACAGAGGGATCTGCACTCTTTTTTCTTAGTCTTAGCTTAAACTCTGGCTCTTTAGCCACTTCTTTCTCAGCTAGTGCAAAAAAAGCAGCGGCATGAGTTGTCATATTGAATACGTCGTCTACTAAGCCGCGTTTTCGTTGCTCTGCTTCTTCAAAAGTACTGGCTCCAAAAAGTCCTATCGCTCGATTTATGTTTGTGCTCGCAGTCTTCGAGTTTTGGTTTGGCTCGTATACGCTAGGCGGTAGATATGAGTCGAGGTTGCGTCTTACTCTTCTTAGCGTTGCATCTAGCCCACCAGACCAGATATTACTTCTCGCCAAACTGTAAACATCATCAAGCTCTGTGTATTCTGATTCAGGTTCAAACGCGGCGTGGTGGTGTGTAGAGCGACGAGTCGCGCGATCAAACTCAACATCGAGCTCTACATCTGGTAATTGATCTATGATCTGATCAGCTATTACACAGTAGCCCCAGACTACGTCAAATAATTCTCTTTGAGTCATGTCGACGTTTCCACTATCATCCATCAGACTTAGAGAGTCTAAGATTCCGTGGGCATTTGTCTCGAAAGATGACAAAAACTGTGGATTAAACATTTCTCCAGAAGTTTCAGGAGGAAAGCCGAAGAACAGTTGTGCACATATATTTTCAGAAAACGCTATGAGAAGGTTTTTGGTCCTATCAAACGGTAATATGTGGTGTCTTAGCCCTTCTAAAGCGGCATCCTTAAAGCTGTCGGAAACATCCCCGTCAGAATCAGAAATTTCAGCCGATGCAAACCCAGTTGACATTGCAGGACCACCTGCGACTTGACCTCTTACACCCACCACATCACCGTTCTCAGTGGCAAAACTAACAGCGTTTGTTTCTTCGAAGTAGGTCATCTGGCTATCTCTAGCTGTGTAGTAGTGGCCAATACGATCAGCTCTATCATCTTGATATCCGCCGCCCCCGTCAAAGAAGTCCTGGATAACGTACGCCCAGTTTTGCTTATCTGGGCTGGCATGAGTATCCAAAAATGTCTTCGCGTCTAAAGCGTATTGCCTTCTCAGCTGTTGTGTGTTTAAACCATGATCCCTAGTGTCCAAGCGAGTAAGTCGATTCATAAGATCATACATGATGTCGCTATATGTATTAAGCGCATTCTCCATCGTACCAGGTATGTGACTTATTCTATCGTGCAAAGAAACCACATCGTCAAAAGCACCATGAAGTGGGCCTCCTGAGTTTGTACTAAAGACTACTTTCTTTATTCTGCTCAGGATGTGCTTATTAACTTTTGTTTTCTCTGATAAAGTCGCAGTCGAAAAAGAAACGGGTCCCGGGCTTATTCCTGCAACTTCAAAGAAATCAGAGACATTATTACCGGGTTCGCCAACAAAAGAAGTAACGCCTAATCTTATCCTATATTCATCAAACAAAGCGTCAGCAATACCCGGGATTTTTCTTCCTTGCATCCTTTGGCTTTCGACAGTAGATCTCTGAAAGAAGAATGGGAGGTTGATGTCGTCTCCGCCGGCGACTTCAGATAGCTGCAGCAGAATACAGAAAAATATATACTCCCTCCTAAGACTACTCGGAGTCGCCTTCGTGAATGTAGTGTTTAACAGTGAGATCAAGTCGTCGGATACTTGTCTTTTATCATTTAAGAAGCCTGCGTAAATGCTTGTGTCCTCTGACATTGTTTGGCCTGTTGACGCTTCGGATATTATCAGCGCGTCTTGAGACTCTTCAACTCTATTACCGTAAATATCTAAAGCGTTTCTCTCTCGAGAACCAGCATTACTCGGAAGTTTTTGGTTCAATACCTTTATTTTGTAAAAATGATCTGAGTATCCTGAACTAGTTGCTGTTCTGTAGGATTTCTCTAGGGCAGCGTTCATTATAGTTTGCCCAACTATCCCCCGAGTGAGATGAGCCACAATATTTCTATGATCTATTAGTAATAGCGCTTTCTTAAGGCTGAGGCTGTCAGACTCTGATATTGGGCAAAATTGGTTTATTAAAGATCTGTTTAGAGCAGCCAGACTTTTAGGACCGTAATCAAAAGTAAATTTTCTTAGCTGCTCTTTTTGTTTTTCTAAATCCTCATCGCTTGATTTTGAGTCCGATCTTAACGAGCTAAATAGCTGTAGTGCCACGCCCTTCTTAAGATTGAAGATATCAGGCATAGTTAAGAAATGATTGATCTCCCCTTTCGGGCCGCGGCCTACAAAGTCACTAATCAGATAAGGAGCAATCGTTACCAAGTTATCCTCATCTAACGCGTGTACTCTCAGCATTAGTTTCTGTATATCGTCATGAACGTAGTTATCGTGAATGTCAGGTATTACCGTCTTGCCCTCGGCTATCGAGTTAGGACCTTTCGAAAACACCCTGGAGTTTGGGTATCTCTTAATCCAAAGTGCTTTTAGAAGCTTCTTTCTGATTCTTAAGGATTTTGAATATACATCATCGTTTACGTCGAAGTGATTGAGCTGAAAGAGAGACCCGTTTTTTGATAAAGTATTCCAGGGTTTTAACTTTCCCTGATACTCGTCATACCGCGTTACATCAAACCAATTCGGGGTTTCTCCGCCATGTAGATCAGTTCTTGAGTCTTCGTCTCTGTACGTAAATGTGCCATCTTTTAAATACGTAGATATTAATCTTGTCGTCTCTATAACAGACTTTATGAACCCTTGCTGATTGTCCGGATCATGTAGTCTAAGATTTAAATACTTTCCAGTCTCTTTAGGAATGAAAGTAAATCCATGAGGAATGTTTTGATTTGACTGTTGTTTAAGATCTCGCTTCAAGTTTACACGTCTGGCTATTCTTTTTGCCGCAGCCACTATTGGAGAGCTGTCATCTTGTAAAGCGTCACCGTCAAAGTAGGTGTGCATATAAGTCGTGATATCCATAACTCTGTTTAGATTGTCACCTCTAACTTTGGCGAAAGGGTTTAAGGTGAAAATCAAAGTTATAAAATCTTCCAGATAATACAGGTCAGTGTAACCTTGTATTAGATTGCTCAGAACCCATCGGTTTATTTTAGAATTAAAAGCCTCGAGGGTCGGCTGGTGTAAAGGGTAAGGAGAGATATTACCGCTCGTCTGCGGTGAGGCAGCCGCGGTGTTAAAAACAGATGATAGTTTATCGTCAGATAATTCACGAAGATCGTTATTAGTCCCCTCAGGGCCTAGCACTATTTCAGTTATTAAAGAATTGGCAACCCAGTCCCTCCAGGCTCTAGCATTCGTGTTTCTCGACCATACCCTAGCAGCCCCAGAGTCCGCTTCGTTTGCCAAATTGACTGAGTTATTGAGGGTCGCATAATCAAAATCAGCTAATATTTGTGCTGGTCGTCTTTGATTCTGGCCTTTCAGGAACATTTGACCTTTAGGTTTCGACAAATAACTGATAAAATCGTTATCTTCATAATTGAAATCGCTTTGGTGACCTGCGATCAGTGCATTAGAACTAGGAGCTATTAAAAAGCTTTTGTCTGCGAGCGGACCTGAAATTACATTGCCGCTGTAAGGAACCTTTATAGCTGGAAGTTGTATCGGCGTAAACACAAGCAGCGGTACGTCTATTTTTATGCTTTTCTTGTTAAGCTTCAGGCCTTTGTGCACTTTAGAGCTTACGCCAGAGCTCTTAAATGACTTTTGAGATTTGCTGACTCCGGTGATCGAGCCTAACCCTTTTTTTATTGCCATCTATAGCTCCTGTATTCTTTTTCTAGTGTCAGTTATCTCAACTTGGCACGAGTCGCTAGGCGGTAATTGCACCTGGAAATCATTATAAACAGTATACACTCTAAATTTAACACTAGAAGCAGCACCTAAGAACGTATTTGTCCGAACTTGATAAGTCATATATCCTGTAAAAGGTCGTGCTTCTATGGGGATTTCTACACCATTAATCTCGGCCGTTATTACAAAAAAGTCTATTTGCTCATGAGCGCTTTGAGTGAAAACGTCATTCTGCTGGCAAGCAAACCGGACAATACACTCTCCATCGTCTGGGTGATATAAAGCACTAACATATCTAATGTCATGGTATACACGCTCAGATGACTTACTGTCTTCTAGCATTCCGCCGATGCAAGTCACTCTGTGAAATGGGTCTTTATAATTACTTCTAGACTCGTGAGCGTAGAATGTAAAACCGCTCTTCTTATCGTGGACTTCAGCAGGGAGTTGACCGTTCGCCATCGTGAAAGTGTTAAAGTAGGCCTCTGTTCTTCTCTTAAATAGCTTTCTTGTCTTAGGATCTTCTATATCATCAAATCCTGCAGTGACTAACTCTATTGGGTTTGTTATTATTAAATTATACGAAACGATGTAGTCAGATCCGCCGGCGTAGTTAGTACGCGTACGGTTTACAGGTATCTTGAACTGTATTTGTCCTGCGTTATTTGTAACAGAAGACTGAACAAAGGTAGTAATTGAACCAGTCTTTTTATCATATAACGTAACATAAAGCTGGTACAGACTTCCGATATTTTGCAGATTTTTGTTAACTCTTTCAGCGAAATTTTCTGTGTAGAATGTTTGAGCGTCTGTTCCACTAAACATATTAGATAATGAAGTCTTTATATTGGCAGCGATGCTCTGAGAACCTTCTTCTGACACAGTTATAATGGCACCCTGAGTATTCCTGCTTGTGACTGATAAATTTATGTTCGGCAGGCCCATACGAAAAGTACGATGGGGGATAGAAATACTTTGAAAATCGCTATACCCATTCTTTTCTATGAAGAAAACTTCGTATGTGTACCTAGCTCCCGGTACGGGACTTACATGGGAAACCTCGTTTGATTGACTGTCCAGCACTGGCAGTTCAAATGGAGAACCTGTTCCATTGGGACGACACAAGACCCTCGACACGGAAATGTCAGAGTGCTTATTGCAGATTTTTATAACGTTTCTGGGGTATCTTGCGTTCTGCGCATCACCTCTAGATATAGTCGCGACATAAAGCTTAACATTCTCAAGCAATTGCTTGATTCTAGACTTGTTGTAGTGTCCCATTATTTTGTTAGGGCTGACGGTAGAATTCAGCATCATTTCGCCTGTTCTTCTGTTGAATATAAAGTCCCTTTTAAGAAGAAAATCAGCCACAACCGGCTGGAAGACTGAAGTTATCAGTTTACTAGACAATTTCAAATCTGTAATGGCAAATGAGTTGTTAGCGTTAGGATCTCTGCTGACCGTCCTGCTAGCCGTATAGACTTCTATATCATCATCCAGCTTTTGATCTCTCTCTATTGCGAAGTCTACTTTGAAAGATGAAATCCCTGAAGCATTCATTTTTTCTCTGGATATATTCACCGGAAATCCGCCTAAGTCGCCAGTCCTTGATCTCTCTTTAATCGAAGATTGAGCTTCTATAATCGGTGCAAAGTCCCTAATAGCGATTACATCTTGCGGCTTGTTTCTTTTCGTGAGACTCAGCCGAAGGTTACTTAGCAAATCTTCATCGAACCCTTCAAAAAATAAGACAGTTGTGATTTTTTTAAAATTCGTATACGAGTTAGCTATCTTGACATCGCTGATATATCTGTTCTTGAACGCGTCTTCGTCAGAAGATCTAGGCATGTTAAGCTGGGCAGCTAACATAAAGTTGGCGACCATCGCCTTTTCTTCTGGTCTCATATCAGAAATGGAAATCCTGCTTTGGCTAGGCTTTATAAAGTTTGAATTCACAAACGTACTCATTGGATCGATCCCCATTAAGATTAATTGGTGACAGGATTCCTTGAACACTTCATAGTGAGCTCTGGGGTTGGTATCGTCTAGAATAGTCGACGCAGCAATTTTCGCAATATCTCTATAATGACCGGTTACTGGTATGCTTAGGATAGGAGAGCTATTGTTCGCGTAATTTGAACTTTCAAAATATGAGCTCTTGTACATGTACGCTTTTCCACCAAGCATCTTTATTTCAGGAAACTTAGAGTTGATAGCTTCCACTTTCATACCGGTAAAGGTCGTCTGATTTTCGTCCATGGCAAAAAGATCTCTATATTTTCTTCTCTCGTTTATCCTGTTTGTATAATCCCCTCCCTTAAACTTAAAAACGGTGTCAGAGCCAGCAAGCAGCGTGTCCATCTCTCTCATGACCTTCAACGTGCCTGATATGTAATCAATGATCGCTTGCTCTCTAGAATTTAGCTTCTCGTAAAGATTGATATACTTAACGTGTTTTCTCTTACCGTTAATCTCAAGATAAAGCTCGAGGGTATCATATCCAAAAGCCAAAGCAAAAATGTTGTAATACATAGTGATCGCGATTTCAACGTTCTGCTTGTTTGTCTCTCTATTAAGCTGGCGAAACACTAACCTGTAACAGTCATCTTTCAAAGAAAGCATCTCACCGCCCAACAGCTGTGGTATATCCGGCAAGTCTTTAGGCGATTTTTTCTTAAGCTGAAAGACTGATTCAAAGAAGGGTAAAGGAGTTTTTGACATTTTTTAATCTACCTCAAGATCACATGCCAGGCTAAATATAGGGAAGAAATATATCTCAGTCCCTGGATTATTAGGGTTTGTCTTTTTTTGTATTAGCTTTCCAAAAGCAAAAACGTGTTGTAGTCGATTCCGGCGATCTGATCTGTCGAAAGAGTCACCGACTATTCCGCTCTTCCACCTTGTCTCGTCTTCCGTTGTCCGCCACCTGTAAACTGATCCATGATCCAGCTCTCCCCAGTACCTCTTGACGCCTAAATCCATAATTGCTAACTTAGTGAACGTTGCCTTGCCATCTTCCTTTGCACACTCAAACATTTGAATAAATGAATTGTTAAGTAGACTGGTATTCTCAAACTCTATAACTTCGTTAAAGCGCTCTAAAGGAAATTCTATGTTGTTTCTTCCGCCACCACCTGGAATATTCACGTCTCTGATCAGATACTGCACTAGGCCCTGATTTGAATCTTGGTTTGGATGAGTGCCAAATCTCTTAACTAGTTCCCTCATTGTCTCATCTGGTACCAGACTCTTGTACCACGTTCTCATTAATTCAAGATAGCGCTCTTTCGTCTGGTCCGTACCGATCCATCTCTCTGATATTTCGCCATCCCTGGCTTTTTCTAAGTCCTGATCAAATCTAACAGATCTTCTTCTTAAAAATTCTCGCCACGACATCATATCTTCCAAGCTGTCTATTTCTCCGTCATGTTGAAACTTGAAATAATCTGCAGCTATTGGGGGTAATAGAAAATAATTCGGCATACGTGAGCTAGAGAATGTCAGTTCATCATTGTCTATCTCATTATCAATAATTTCTTCTATATGATAGACAGTACCGGCATTCTCAAGAAACCTACCAGAAGCCGGGCCCTTGGTGTTCTCTATTCTCCTCGGTTTATTGCTGTGATAGTTATTAGGAGATTTTCCATAAATAGGCTCTTGAAACGGAAATTGTTTTAAGCGAGTATGGAATTTGACAGTTTCGTTTTCAGGTATTTCCACTCTTGCAATTTGTGACTGCCCAGGATTGGCTGTTTCTAGTTCCATCATCTTGGTTCTCTTAATCGTTAGTGGGGCGCTACCTGAAACTGGTACTTCTAAATCTAAGTGCTGTAGTAGGCCTAAATGTCGATAAGCGCGGAGACTACCAGACATCGCCGTCATCGCCATGTCTACAACTTCCTCGACTGTAGCTCTCTTAGTTCCGTCTTCCAGCTGCTGCTCTTTTACAAATGTTTTTGTCCCTTTACCGGCGAAGAAAAGCGCTGCTTCATTTCTGATTGGGTTATAGTTAGTCCACTCCCTTAATGAGTCTCTCACGTGAATCACAGAGCCACTTAGGGTCACATGTGAGCCGCCGGCGACGTTAAAGTGGCTGGGTCTGCTAGATCTATACCTGACTAAATTGTCAACTGCTTGATCAGCAGGGTCTTCAGCAGTCTCTGGAAACATACCCGTCATATTAAAGAAATCGGAAGATCTTAAGATGCTGATTTGATCATTATATTTGTCGTTTATAGAGCCGGTTAAAAGCGCCGGAACGTTGGGGTTCGTATTTTGATCCACAACGTTAGAATAAGTCGGTTTTATGAAATATTGACACTCTTGGATGTAACCTTTTAGCCTTTGATCTTCGTCTGGTAAGCTGGAAAGATTATCTAAATTAGCACCGAGTATTAAGTCTGTCATGTTCTTCATGCTGAAGCCGCTGGTCGACAATAGTTGGGGTGTGCCTGTCTTTCTAAATGACTTTCTTTTGTCTCCATCCAGAGTTACATGTAGTATGTTTTCAGGATCATCAGTGAAAGCCGGCCCATACACTACAGATAACCTGTGCCACGTTTCTGGATCTATTCCATCGGAGCTTACTTCCTCCAAAAATGCCGTACCATCATCTTTAAAGTATTTTACCTTAAGAGTGTTATTAACGGCGTAGATCTCAACAACTTTTTTAGTTGGTCCAGAAAAGAGTTGTAATATTGTCTGGTTTGGGGAAGGACTGTCAAAGCCCTCTGACTGAATATAAAACCAGACAGACACTTGGTTTTGGTAGTTATTGAGGTTGATACCTTCGCCGCTGCCCCAGTCATTCCCGTACAATGGTTCACCTAAATCGTTCACACCGGAATTGTAGTGTTTTTCCTGTAGGTTTATATGAATGAAACTGCTTGTCCTTGTTTTGTAAGATTTTCCAAGATCTGATATGGCTGGCAGATGATTAGCTTCAAAGACTGGAGAAGAATCAATCACACTGTTGTTTGTCGAAGTATCGTAAAACCTGTACGCGGCGTTTGTTGATAAAGGACTGCTTGAAGACAGATTTTGACTCACGTTGGCGCTCAAGAAGTCCATACTATTAACAGCTGAAGCCAGCATTATCATATGTGGCCGAGCGTCCCTCTTAGAGTTTACATCGCCTTCGGCGGCTTGGATCAGATTAACAGAAAAAGCTGGAGAATACTTTACATTTATGATAGGAGAAGGTTGCTCAGGTAAAGATGCGATAGAGAAAGCTATTCTTTCACCAGTCGCGTGATCTTTAAATCCGATGACATCTCCTATGGCTGGAGCAAAGTTTACATTTTGATCAAACTCGATTGTGGTCGTTGCTTCTGATAGTGAGATTGGAGCAGTCGCTGTACCGGTAACACCATTTATCTTAGACACTGCGGGATGGTTTAAAATATCTCTCTCAAAATTTAGAAAAGCCGGATCGGTAAACTCATTTAGTTGTGTTACAGTACTGTCGAATATCCACCAACCCTTTAGACCTGAAGCTGCGCTGTCATAGAACAATTCTTGAGACCGGCTACCACTGACATAAAATGGTGATCTGGGATCATACTCAACTTTTTTGGTGTCTATACCAGAACTAGTTACAACCAGCACTTGCTTACCAGTAGGAAACGATAATACTTCTTTCCCGAAAGTAGATCCGTCGAGAAGTGAGGTTTGGGTCACAGTACCATCAGAGCCAGTTACTTCTTTAGCAAGAAAAGCAGGTTGTGACGCAGGGTTCCTGAGCTCCATCATGTTTAAAATGCTTGGGTTCTCTGCGACGATTGCGTCTTGAGGCCGAGACATAGCTTCAAAGAAAACAGCACCATCTTTCGTATCGATTACACCAAGCTCTGACTGCTCATATGCAGTGAGACTATCAGAAAACGATATGAACCGAGTGCGGATCTCTCCGTTGGCCAATTGACGTCGACCTTCTCGAGTAATAAAGGTATCGAAAAATCGTGTTTTTGGGTTAAGAATTCCAGCCATACACTTAATTATACCCCTTCAGAATTCTCTAAGCACAATAGATAACAGCAAACCCACTAATCAGTCTTAGATTGCTCTTCCTTCTTGAGCTCTTCTGCCTTTCTTTTTCTTTTCAGTTGTTCAGGCCGCTCGCCAATTTTTCTTGGCTTTTCACCATCAGCGTTTGCAGACTCTGCTAGACCTTCAACTCTTTTTCTCTCTTCTTCTTCTAGTCTAACTTCATTCTCCAAAGTCTCGAGACATTGTCTAATCGCAGCTACTCTAGCTGATTGCTCTCTTCTGGTGACTCTGGCCTCATTGATTAATTCACCTAAAATGCCTGGGATATCTCTGAGGGCCTGTATAGCTGTGTCTAGTAGCTCTTGAGAATCTTCTATTTCTGGAAGCTTTCCTAAAACACTCGCGATGTAATTATTAAAAGGCGTTAAAATTCTTTCTCCGTTAAGATCAGATTTTGATAACCCAACTAATTTATCCTGTTCTTCTTTTAATAGTTTTTGTAAAGTATCAACTTGCATAGATCTCTCCTTTCGAACAATAACATTCTAAGCAGAATCGTGAATCAGTTAAAAAAAAAGAGGGGGACGAATCCCCCTCTCCAGTCAAAGGCTTGACTTAAGCTTAGAGCTTACTTGTAGACCAAGACTTGGATGTTGTCACCGGAAAAGAGATCGTAAGTAAAACTTAGCGTCTCCGTACCGAATGCATTAATGTCTTGCTGGGTCACTTTCTGCATCGCTGTGATGTTAGAAACAGTGATTGTGCTGACACTTCCACCAACTCCTGCCGAATCAGAAACTGCGATTGTTGTGTTAATCGGCTTAATAAAGCCAGACGCAGCGACTCCGGAAACGTCCAAAGTCGTTGTACCAGATATCACAGTCGCTGATGAAATTGCAACATTGGAACCTGTAGCAGATCCTAATGTAAGGTCAACAACGGTAACACCGTCAAAAGCACGAACAATCTTGGTTGCTCCGCCAGCAGCTGACAAGAACGCGGTAGCTGAGGAATCGTCGTTAAAGACTAAGTTACCAGAGCTAGCCAAGTTAATGTCTGCTCCACTTGAGTTAAAGCTAGAAAGACTTATAGCACTTCCGACAATATCACCCATTACAAGGTCAGTTGGCGATGAGTTACTCGAATCAGTAATACGAAGTACTGATCCTGGCTCAAAGGTAGCAGCAAAAGTCTTTGCATTTGCCTGAGAGCTTAAATCAAGAGAACTTAAGCTTGAACCAATGCTCGAAATCGATGAACCATTAATCAAAGATTTCAACGAGCTATGTACACTAGCCTCCAGAATAACCCCTTGAGAGGACGTCTTCTTGAAGTTTGAACCAGTCAACTGGTGTTGACCGTTTACAAACGGCAGGACCTTGTTGCCCTTCGCTGCGAAGGTAGAGGCCGACCAAGTTACGTCTGAATCACCAACAGGAGTCACTCCACTAAAGTCCACCACGTCACCAGGCTTGTGATCTCTTGTGAGATCCAAGTTGTAAAGTGTTGGGCCAACAGTTAAAGGACCACCGTTCCAGTGCAGTTCCCCACTCACATTGTAGAGCTTGCCAGTTACCGTAGAAGGCTCCGTGATTTGCTCCAACTTCAGCGGGCTATTCTCAAAATAAACAGAGTCATTTTGATCGCCACCAGAAAAAATCATACCTGAAGCTGAATCAAGATGTATCGCGGTGTCACTTCCGTCTAGGCCTGCATTTAGCTTCACGCCACCGACGTCAGACGTCAATAGAATAGCTGGCGTTACCAATAAGATCTTGGCACTGCTGCCAGTCATACCAGAAATGCTCAGTAGACCATTACTTTCTAACACTGACGGATCAGTGAAAGGTACCACGACAGCCGAACCGCCGGCGTAGGTGCCTATTGTCACGTCAGCAGTAGACGTCCCATCAGAAAACCTAACACGTGACGTAGCAGGGAAGGCAGTCGCGAACGCTGCTGCATTCGACGCGGAATCAAACGTGATATTCCCTGCAGCGGTTAGGTCTAGAGTAGAACCATCTAGATTACCACCGTGAGTGTCCTTGGTATTGCTACCTAGGGTTGTACCTTGATCGGAGTGAATCTTGATTGTCTCACTTGTACCAGCATTTGCCCGAAGGTAAATTGCGTTAGCCTCATCGACAGTAGACGTTACGTTGATATTACCAGAGCCTGCGATCGAAAGATCGGTACCTGAATGGGTGAAACTAACATCTTGATCAGCACCAAATGCAAGGACAGAACTGTCACCTAGGTAAAGGTTCGCCCACTCGGCAGAGGTGCTGCCTAGTGACATTATTGTACTACCAGTAGTAGCCATCATTGCGGATGTAATTTGGACTCTGTCGCCGTCTCCGGCTTCAAAAACGATAGTATCATCGCCTTGAGAGCGAATCGAAGTATCGTCATCAGCGTCCAAAACGATCTTACCAACGTCAGCTGCCTTACTAGCGCCTGTTGAAAAGCCACCTATGCTGACACTGCCTTGACCATTCAGGTCGATGTCATCAACGAAAAGCTTACGCCAAGCGACCTGTGCTGTTGCTGCAGTTACTGAACCACCCGCTGTGGCTCCGGAAGGAGAGCCTGAGCTCGAGAACGTACCGAGTGTACTTAAATCGTCTCTTGGATCACCAACAAAGCCCCAAGGAGTACTTGAAGTAATGGCTGCAGCTAACACGAATATCGCGGTGCCACCACTAAAGGTATATCCAACAGTCTGTCCAGCAGAAGCTGAAACGCCTGATAGACCAGAACCAGAGAAAGAACCACCATAGGAACTTATGCTCGATACTGAACCAATAGATGTAGTGTGACCACTAATATTAGGTAATGCACAAATCGACATTGATGAACCGCCAGAATAAGCCGACGTGACAACAAAGAAAAATTTGCTACTGCTACCATTAAGCGATAAGACAGTTCCTACAGCTATAGAACTTCCACTGTAAGAGTTTGAAATAGTCAATGTACCGTTAAAGGTGCTGGAAAAAGAGCTAAGACTAACCGATGAACCAACAGCTGATTCTAAACCAGAAGGAGCAGAAGAAGCAGAAGGTGCTGTCAAGCTCGATCCATAAAGAACCGCTACATTACCGGAACTGCTCATAGCAAAGCTTTGGCCAGATGAGAGACCGCTTGTCAATCCAGAAGATGATGAACCTGCGGAGTGAGATGCGTCTACGGCTGCTTTACCGAGATCATCCTCACTGTCTCCACCAGGTTTAACGTTGTTACCACCCGGGTTTAAAACAATATCAGCTGCGGCAATAACCTGAAGGTCTGTCGACACGTCTAGGTAGTTGTCAGTTGAATCGGTGGGGTCAATATGCAGCTTACCAACTGCGAGACCATGGTAGCTTGAGCCTTTCTTAAGCTCCATTCTGTCACCAGTGGCATGCTGCTGAAACGTGATATCATCACCAGTACCACCCTCTAAAGTAAGTCCGCAACCATCAGTCACAGCGGTACCACCGTTATCCTGATCTAAAACAATATTGTGATCAGAGAATGATGAAACATTTGAGTCGATAGTCGTATTAGTGCCGGTAACTGTTAGATTGCCTGTAACTGTAACAGTCGTCGGAACAGTATACGTACCCATCGCAGAAGGAGGGTCAGTAAGCGTTCCCTGCTTAATCACTTCGTTGTCTGACTCTGTAGTGTCCAGCGTCAAGCTAGTTGAGGTTGCAGAAGAACTGACACTTCCAGCCGTTGAGTAAACTAAATCACCAAGCAACGTCAATGTCTTAACCGACGAAATGTTAGAAGAAGGACTGCTGATCGTGGTTATGTTTGAAGCCGCCGAAACAGGTGTAACATCAATTGATGTGAGGCCTGAGGTGACCGCATCATCAAAACTAAACGCTATAAACCCGGCAGTTGTCTTAAGTCTAATTATCGTCCCAGCATCAGCAGAAAAACCAGCATCCGGACTGAATGTGATTGAGGTTGCAGAGGCAGCTAAGGAACTACCTTGTATTCTTGAAGCCTGGAAACCTGAAGGCCCTGTACTTTCAGAATAAAAAGTAAAGTAGAACTTTTGTCCTGTGCTATACGCGGCACCGAACTGTGTGCTACCACCCAGATCCAGCGTAATCGAAGTTCCGCCGAAACTGCTAGGCTGATCTAACGCACCACCTGTCATCCAAGTCGTCGATAAATCACTTCCTTTCTGGGCCCCAATACCAATGGTAACGCCAGTCGAGCTGGTGCCACCGATCGCGATTGCGGCGGTTGCATCGATGTTTGCTGCTCCACCTGTTGCATCAACATCAAGTGTTTGACCCTGAAGACCTAGCGCGCCGACAGCGGATAATATTGCACCACCCGCGGGTGAACCGCCCGACTGACCGGCTGAAAAGCTGTCAGAGGATGAGAAAGTGTTATTATTACTACGATCACCATCTGGACGAACGATTAATGCGATGGCAGAGCTGCTAACGGCAACCTTCACCTGAAACACGTATTCAACTCCACCAGACTTGGTGAATTTGATGTACTGATCGGCTGTTATGCTACCGCTGTACGCGCTACCTGAAACGCTACCCACTGATTCAAACGCGTCTGGACCAGAGCTCATACTCAATGATGAACTTGAAGTCTGACCTGCGATATTTGAGAGGTGAGCCACCTTCATTGTCGATCCGCTGGAGAAAGCCTCGAGCAAAAGGAAGTAAAGAATATCACTTCCTTCAGTAAACTTAAGGATGGTACCAGCAGCTAGTGACATTGTGTTTGAACCAACAGCGATCGTAGACGCCGTCTTTGCCAAGCCGCTCAAGCTGCTAAAAGCGCCGCTAGCGCCAGAAATCGAACTAGCACTTCCTGCGGTCAGGCTGCTTCCGTAAAGGATGACAGCCAGGTCTGTACCGATATCCATAAGTATCGTCTGGCCTGAGGCCAAATTGCTTGTTAGGCCAGAATCGCTCGAAAGACCAGAAAGACCAGAAGAGTGATTACGTAATCTGACGTCTTGATCTGCACCTAAATACAGAGACTTTCCTTCTGCTAGGAAAAGATCACCCCATTCTGCTGAAGTCGATCCAATGTCGCGAGCTCCAGATGAATCAGGGAGAATGTTGTGGTGAAATTGTCCGGCAGATGAAGACATAAAGGAGTCAGCGCCATGGACACGTTTGACCGCTGAGGCAATTTCTGAAATTACAGAACCTAAGTTCTCACCAGCGTATACACCAGCAGATGCCACAGAACCCTTTGCGACTGAACCAGAAGCAGTAGAGACCGTTGAGATATATGTCATCGCTCCCGATTGGGTACCACTGGCAGAAACAGCGGCATTGAGTGAGTAGACATAAATCTTACCACTACTATCTGAAATATAAAATCTTGTACCAGCTGGGTACGCAACACCCCAGGTACCACCACTGACCGTTATTCCGGGTGCAGAGATGTTACCAGCTGTAAAATTGTCTGGAGCCGTAATAGATGTGCCCCAGGTACCTGAAACTAATCTATTTGCGCTCAGAGCTATTTGATGACCAGCAGCAAGAGCGCCTGATCGTACAGCACGATCATCAACGACTTGGAAGCCACCCGCGATGAGTGTCGTTCCACTACCAGACTCGGCCACAACTTCCGTCGGGCCGAACGAGCCAGTAACTTGTTCTAGTCTTGTTTTTGTTTTAGCCATTTTTTTTCCTTATCATTTAATATTTTGGGCTATCACTTATCAAGATGATAAATCATCTCGTTGCGAAAATTCTATTTTAATGTATCTTACTTGAAGACCTGAACCTGAATCACGTCATCAACCTTAAGAGCGTAAGTGAACGTGAGTGAACCAGAGCCAGAAAGAGTTACATCTTTACCAGCACCAACTCTCTGAAGCTGGCCATTGAGGTAAACAAGAACCTTATTGACCGCGGTCGAACCAGACCAAGTTACATCAGCGTCACCAGTAACAGAAAAACCTGAGCTGATAGCTGATGAAGCTGAAACTGCTGCTGCCAGAACTTTCGAATACAAAGTTGGACCAACTGCAACAGGAGCGCCATTCCAATAGAGCTCGCCACTTACATTGTAAAGCTTATCAGTTACAGAAGAAGGCTCAGAGATCTGCTCCAGCTTTAACGGGCTGTTCTCAAAGTAAACAGAGTCGTTCTGATCACCACCAGCGACTGTAATACCTGAAGCTGAATCAAGGTGGATTGCTGCAGCATCACCATCTAGGCCTGCGTTAATTTTTACACCGCCAACATCAGAATCAACAAGAATTGATGTTGCGCTTGTGCCCTGGTCTGCATGAACCTTGATTGACTCGCTTGTACCACCATTAGCATGGATTAAGATCGCGTTGGCTTCATTAACAGTAGACGTTACGTTGATATTACCAGCGCCTGCTATCGAAAGATCGGTACCTGAATGGGTAAAGCTAACATCTTGACCATCACCAAATGCAAGGACAGAACTGTCACCTAGGTAAAGGTTCGCCCACTCAGCAGAGGCGCTGCCTAATGACATGCCGCCGGCGGTTGACGGAGCCAGCATAGCTGCAGTGATCTGGACTCTGTCCGTGCCACCAGCTTCAAAAGTGATGATATCATCAGCAGATGCACGAATTGAGGTATCATCATCAGCATCAAGATCAATACGACCTGTTCCACCCATGCTAATTGAGCCTTGACCGTTTAGGTCAATATCGTCAACGAAAAGCTTACGCCAAGCTGTGCCCGAAACACCGAGATCATCCTCACTGTCTCCACCAGGAAGAACATTGTTACCACCTGGATTTAAAACAATATCTGCCGCAGAGACAACCTGAAGGTCTGTCGACACGTCTAGGTAATTGGTGGCTGTGTCAATCATCAACTTCCCAACTGCGAGACCATGGTAATTTGTGTCACCTTTCTTAAGCTCCATTCTGTCGCCAGAAGCCAGTTGCTGGAACGTAATATTATCTCCAGAGTTGCCATCAAGGGTAAGGCCAGCACCATCAGCAACTGCGGTGCCGCTGTTATCTCTGTCCAAAATAATGTTGTGATCAGAAATGGCTGTGTTTGTTGTATCAATGGTAGTCAATGTACCATTAACATCAAGGTTACCAGCAAGCGTCACAGTCTGGCCTGCGCGGCCGATAGTGACACCTGTCGAATTTGTACCACCGATTGCGATTGCGCCGGTGGCGTCAATGTTGGCTGCACCGCCTGTTGCATCGATGTCAAGGGTTGCGCCCTGAAGGCCTAACGCACCACCCGCTGTGAGAGTACCATCAGAAGTACTGCTGTGGGTAAGTGTAACATCCTGGTCTAGACCAAGCTTGAGAGACTTTGAGTCACCGAGGAAAACGTCACCCCACTCTGCAGAAGTTGATCCAATATCAGATCCACCAGCAGAAGAAGGAACGATGTTATGCGCGAAAACACCTGCGGCTGAAGCCATGAATGAAGCTGCACCATGGACACGCTTGATGGATGAAACAACTTCTGACAAGATACCTGTCAGGTCGTTCGAAGCCAAGCTTTGGCCAGAGGCAGCGGTTGAAGATAGCGCACCTGCTTGTGCACTGCGGCTATCGATGATATGACCAGAGCCTGCGCCGAATGAACCGGTGATCTGCTGTAGTCTTATTTGTGTACTACTAGACATATTTTCTCCTTATGTATTTTTTTTAGTAGTTTGTTGTTCTTTTTGAGATCAAATTAGATCTCAACACTAGACTGTCTTTAAACGACAAATGAAATGAAATTAAATAGTTATGAAATTAACTAACAAAAGAATTGATACAAATAAATATGTAACTGGACAGAAAAAGACTCAAAAAAACAAAAACAAAATCGACTAGTACAACAACTTTTTTAGATTCTTAAGGTGAGTGTCAAAGACACAAAATTCTGATGAAATAAATTCAACAGCTAATGACTTTGCTTGGCTCTTAGGATCCTCAAACTCAAACTTAAACCTACCGCTCGTCTCACGAGTAGCTGATAATAACTTTAAACCTCGCAGCATCAAGTAAGCTGCTATGGCTATATCTGATGTGGTGTATACGGTGTCACTCAAAACATTTTCCCCTTGTTCTATTTATAAGTATTAGATCACACTTATTGTGACATTGTCATCAGCAAAAAGATCAAAAGTAAAAGCAACATTACTAGTGGGTTGGATTAGGTAATCCTTCTGAGAGCCGCTGGTCAATAAAACACCGTTTACATACACGTCTATTCTTTCTGGATCATATGTCGCTTTCGAGAAATCAAAACTAGCGTTAAGCGGATTCCCGGCAGCTAAGACAGCGTTAATCGGTAGCATTATTTTCTTTCTCTTTACGTCAAAGTCTATGAAGCCGGCGTCGGTGGTCGTAATTGACATAAAATCAGAGGGTCTGACAACTCTTTCATTCTCTAGAGCCTCGTGTGTGCCGAAGGTCACATAGGGTGCGTCGGCTCCAGCAAACCCTCCGCCGCCGCCAGAAGCCTTGTTTATTACGACCCCTAATGTGTCATTAGACTCAACGGGAAATGAGAACTGAAGGGCGCTGGCCCCTGTTAAACAGTAATCAGCTTGTGCGCTCTGAACCTGTGTAAGAGAACCTGATATCATTAGTGATCCATTTAGGAAAATGTCTATCAAGTGTGGGTCATACAGGACTTCGGCGGTGTTGGACTCAGCGATAGATATATTTGTCAACGCGTTGGTGGCGGAGAGAGAGTACACTTCTTTGTCTCTAAGATTATCTACGCTAATTGTTACCGCGCCATTACTACCAGTTGTGATGCTGACATTATTCCCAGACATCAAATAAGGAGAGCCGTCTGTCAGTTTTTGAAGAGAGCCTGCCAAACCTTGAGTCGCAGTTACAGTGCCATTGAATACGCTGTCTGTGACATTTACAATCATGCTTCCTGGGGAACCTACAGTTATATTACCAGTGTCTGTCTCCAAGTTTATGGGACCATTTCCTTTCACTATATCGTCAGCAGCCAGCCTCACGTCTTCGTCAAACGTATTTGTAATAATCACTTGTCCTATAGACGATGTCGTAACTGAAATTCCTGTTCCACCTTTAATAAACGCTTCCCCACTTGTCAGGGTCTGCATAGAGCCAGATACTTCACTGCTGAACTTTACGATACCTGCGAAGTCAGACCCAGATATGGTCGCGACGATTGAGTCGTCAATTCTGGCAGTCACCGCAGAGGAACCGTTATAAGTAAAGGGTAAAAGCCCGGTGCTGCTGATTATGTTGTTTGGCATTTTTTGAACAAAAATGCCAGACGAAGTTGCTCCAATGGTGTCATTCGCAATTTTAACAGATAGGGCTGCGGGAGTTGTAGGACTAAGAGCCACAGAAGATATTGTATTGCTTCCTTGCACTAACGTCGATCTATCAACAGAATCCGCTATAGCAGCAATAGTCGTCTTTCTATTAGATCCCCCGGACTCGAATAGCATCAGATCACTTCGGTTAGGGGTGGCAGACGAGAGTGAAGCAACGCTGATTGAATTGCTAGCGTTAACAGTTAAGGTTCCATGGGTGGAGTCTTTCGATATGCTGATATTGGTGCCAGCCTTTATTAGATCGTTTCCATCTCCCCCATGTAGCACTTTTGTTTGTAGATTTCCGCCAACAGTCATATTCCCAGTAAAAGTGTTGGAGCTAGCAGCAAGAAGCGGGACCGTAGCAGTATCAATAGCGATAGTCGTGTTTGTAGATCCGTTAAAATTTAAAGATGCGATGCCTGTTGAGTGAGTTAAGGCGCCAGGGGTAGAAGTAACAGATACGCCGGAGGACGAAACAGATACTGTAGAGCCGTCTCCCTTGACTTGGATAGTCTTAGCCGCGGTGTTGTTATAAGTAATCCCAGAAGTGGTATACTCAACCCCATTTCCTGCTGTAAGTGCGTTGCTTAGAGATGCTGGCCGAAGGGCGGCGACAGTCACCTTTTTAACATTACCGCTGTCTGACGTATCTCCTATGAGTACCACATCATCATCAGCTATTGAAGACTCAGACGCTGCAGCAGATGGCGATACTATTAACTTGTTGCTAGAATCAAAAGCCAGTCCTGCGTTGGTAGCCAGGTCTACTTTTATTGTCCTAGCAGAACTGTTATCGTAAGTTGTCCCTGAAGTGTAAGCTATTCCTTGTCCTGAAGTCAATGCGTTATTAAAGGTAACAGACGCTTGAGCGTTTGTACTAATACTGGAAAAGTTAAATTTCTTAAGAGTGTTGTCTGTCGCGTCCCGCATTATTAGAAAATCGCCAGCCGTTGGTGTGGCTTCAGACAATGTGTTAATATCGACTTTTAGCTTTTCGGAAGAAATCCCTAAACCAGAATTAGTTGCTAGAGATATTCTCAAAGTATCAGCAGAAGCCCCCGTGAATGTTGATCCGCCTGATGATAACTCTACACCGTTTCCAGCTGTTAAAGCATTAGTCAATGTGCCAGAGAACCCAGTCCCTGAAGTCCCTATCGTGATAGATCCGTCGGTGTTGTTTGTGATAGTGATGTCAGAATCGCCCCTAAGATAGCTAGTACCGTCAGGTAGCTTTTGCAGGGATCCTGTTATCCCAGATTTCATTAGAGCGCCGCCTGTGACAACTAGGTGAGACTTAAACTCATCACCAGAAAGCTCGGTATAACCGATTTGAAAATTGTGGGGTGAAATTGTACGTGATATTGCTGTTGAATCAGCGTTGGGCACTGACGTCATTTGTGTCGTACGAAGTGTCTGCCTATCTTCATTCGCTTTCGACTTAGTACCAACACGGTACATGTGCTGTTTCATGTTTGCCATGTTACTTAATTATTTGACAAAAGGTTTTAGTCACCTTTAAAATTCTGAGAATGGATCGCCGTCGCCGGGACTGAAGATGGAAATCTGTTCTTGTATAATTTCGCTATTTAATCGAACACGACCGCCCTTCCCTCCTCGGCTTGGATGAGGTAAGTCGAAAAACGGCACTCTTGATCTCTGGTACCTGTCCAGGTTCTGGGAGAACAGGAGATTTAGGGCGCTATTGTTTGTTATCTCGCGGCGAGCTGGATCAAAAAACCGTGTCTCCACAGTCACTGTCCTGTTATCAGCGCTTATCTCATTATTGTTATTAAATGTACCCTCTACGTTAGTACAAACTGCCAGCTTTCTGCCCTCTAAAAGATCGCAAAAATAACCAAAGTGGTTTCTTCTAAAAACCACCTTAGGACGAAGATGATCATAATTCATCATTCCGTACTTCACCCCCTTGGGGTGCTCTAGGGTTTGTCGTGTCTGCTCTGGTAACGCGTTCCAGTTTCCTCCGCCATAGGCATCGCTAGCGGCGGCGGTAAAATTATCCGGAAAACCAACACCGTCATGACCAGACATGCTACCAGTGTTTACGGTCATTAAGTTCCTGTTGACCCCTGAACCAAAGCCGAAAAGCAAAGCTGCGGCTTGTCTAAAGCTACTGTCATTGACTTGATCAATTTGATCTGTATACACTGGCTGTAAAGTGGCCCCAGACAAGTCTGTTATTTTTATTTTTTGAGTACCAGCGTCATAAAAAGTGTGGTAAACATCACTATAATCGCCGCCTTGTGTAGCTTTCATAACTGAAACGAGTGTATCTGTATTTAAGTTAGAGCTCTTATCAAAGAATGCAGCAGTGGCGTTGGTATTTGTTATCGTCAGCTGCTTTTTAACTGTTGGACTTTGGAAGATCTTTAATGTGCCACCAGATTCTTTACCCGCAAAATTATACTTATCGTCAGAAGTGTTAAGACCAAAGTTCGCAAATTCTTCTGTCTTTGTTAAGTCCCTGTTGTCAGCAGGATCAAAGTCTTCTTCCGCGAATATGTTAACACGGTTGCCGGCTTCGTCGAAATTATAAGTCTCAAAAATGAAGCGATGTCTCCAATCTGCTACAAATTGACTTTCAAAAGTCGAGATTGGCAGATTGGTCGCGGCGTCTACGTGATCTTTTGATCTAACAATAACCCTGGTGTTCGTGTGTAGAGATATTGAAGCGTTTTCCTTGCCCTTAACAAATTCAAGATTCAATACGTTTCTCGTCCCGCCAGAGCTGGCGATACTAGTGACATTAAATATCATAAAATCACCATCGTCGGCAGCGTGGTCCCTAAACTCTATTTGTGTCTCGCCGCCCGATACGGCAGCTACAGCACCTCTAACGCTGAGCTGTATATTGGCTAGTTGGCCCATCGTAATAGAAGTAGTCGCTTGAGTTATTGTAGCGCTTGGCGCAGATTCCGCAGTATCTGCATACAAACTACCAAGCGTGTCATTGAAGTAAGTGTTTCTCTGCCTGATAGGTGCGCCTATGAATAGTGCAAGATTATTATCATCAATGTATGTGCCATTTTCTGTGTGCACCTGCAGTAAGACTGGAGACATTGAGAAATCTGATTGTCGACTACCTGAAGTTAAGAACTTGGTAGGGACAATTTTCTTCCCTGGTACGTGGGCCGGCATATATTTCGATATATCAACAGGTAAGGAGTCAAAAAACACTAAATCATGATTTTCAGAAATGTTGCTGGAGTCGCCCTTATAAATTGACATAAAACGATCAACAGAACCGGTTGTAAGTAAAGCCTTAGGGCTACCCCCAACTTCATTAGTCCTAGATCCAAAAGTTATAGTCGACACACTTGAGTTAGTCCTTACAAAAGACGTTGGAGAAATAATTTCTGATGCCATAGATCCAGAGAACTCAGAGTCTAATCTAAGCTCATATTGATCATATGTTTCATCCCCTATCACAGAATACACCACACCGGGGTTTACATAGTCAGTCTTTCTCTTCGGATACCTGGGTACGTTATTCTGGATGTAAGAACCATATAGCACTAACTTTGACTGGCTGTGGGGCCCGAAAGTGGTCTCAATGCATTTACCAGTGTCAATAGCTCGAGTTCGGTTGCCGACTGAATGAACCGTTTGTCTGTTGCCCATATCATCGAGCTGTGGTGGTATTTGACCACCACCTAGATTAACGAAAGAAGGAAAACCAGAATGAAATCCCGGGACAGCTGTTTGGAAACCTAAAACGATGTCGTCTTCTGGCTCTAAAATGTATGGATTTTCTTCCTCAAAATTTGTCCCAGTTGAAATATCCTCTGTAAAGAAACTCTTATATTGGTCTTTAGTCGGATCAAACTGGTCAAAACTGTCCAGGTAAAAAGACATTTGGTTAAGTTTAAAGCTCTGGCCGCTAGGAGCGTCGCCAGACACAGTCTTAGCAGCGCGTGTGCCTCCTAAGCCATCAAAATCGTAACTTCCAATGAAGTTTGCTGTTGGGCTCACATTCACAAATTGAGGTAGTGTGGCTTGTGAAGGATTATCGTACTGATCTAAAATCGCGAGGCGATACGGAAAATATTTCGCCAACTTCGGTGTGGTTTTACAGCTCCCCTTAACAGCTATAAGTCCAGAGTGCAAATTGTAGTTCCCTTTGTACGTATTCGCATGGGAAGTAGCAGTTGCGTGAGAGACAAACCTGATAGCCTGGAGCCCAGCGGGAGCAGTTATACCAGCTAGTGAGCCACCAGCGTTGTCAACCAGATCCGTCGTGCCATCCTCACCCTTAAAAGGTCCGGATGATCCTTTTTTTGAATGATTCAAGCTAGAGACCTTTTTAGGTATTGAAAACTTTAGACCCGTGACAGTGTTACGTGGGCCTTGAGACGAATAAAGAACGTCTACAAATGGATTATCATGAGGATCGGCATCTATCTTGATATTTAATTCACGTCCCAAGCCATTCTCGAGAAGATTTAAACCATTAGAACCAGTCGTTTCAAAGCTGCCGAATACTCCAAGGTGAGGATGCTCCATCGTCTGCTTGTTAGAACCAGTTGAAGCCGTGATGTGGTCTGTTCCACGGTAATAAAGATGACCAGGATCATTGACGAAGTAATAGTGGCCGAGCTTTCCTGAATTTTCATAGGCCATCATTGCATAACCGTGATAAGCAACTTGTGAATATGCAATCAACTCACGTGTCGAATTGGTGATTGAGCAGCTCTGAGACGTTATATTGAAACCTCCTGCCCGAATATAACTTCGGTATTCTTCTTGGCCAGGTGCTGTGTCTGTAGAGGGCGGTCTGTCGATAGTGTTACCGCTGTACACAAATTCTGATGTTGCGTGAGGACTTGGAGTGGCATCAACGGGCGTGGCATTGGCAAATGGTCTTATAAGGCCAGGGTCGCCGTACCCACCGCTAACACTATGCTCGTAAGCGAATGTATTTTGGTATTGATCGCCCCTAAAATCCCTCATACGGTCATCCAGAGTATAATAGAGGTACCTACTTAGATTAGTGTCCTGATTAGACGTTATCGAAGCTTCCGTCTGAAGATCAGAGCTGCTAAAATCAAGACTACTGACATTATCGATAGAAACTGTAAGGGTGTCAGAAGTAGTTCCGCCCAGTCGAGCAGTCAAAGAATTTGCAGATATATACGGCAAATTGTCAATAGGGTTTGTATACTCTTGAACAAATTTGATGATCTGTCTAATAGAGAGGAAGAGCTCAAAAATGTGCGGTTGGTAATAAGGGCCGGCGCCGGCGAACTGTTGATAGACATTTTTAGCGTCAATACCGAAGATTAGACCCTCGCCGCTATAGCGCTTATTAACGTCATTATTAATGACGACGGGAGTGGCGGTATCGTATAAAATACCACGTCTCAGCATGCCGAACCATGCCGCGTAGTCGGCACCGGTGGTAGCTGCACCCACCGTCGGCCCATCAAGAAAGCTATCAAAGCCTCGGGACGTCACAATGTAAATACGTATCTTATGAGGAATTTCCCTTACTTTCACGTTTGCAGACGTGGTTTCAACAGCCAGATTTGTGATATTAGAAACTGCCGCAGATCCTGTATTGGCGTTTGTTTCTGACAAGTATATACGCTGTATTCCAGAAGCTTCACTGGGCACTGCGCTTACCACAAGTTTGTTATTGTGACCGTTAGAGTGTACAATTGCCTCCCTAAGAAGTGTAAGAACGCCATGTTGGGTTGGAGGAGACGATGAAAAATCAAATCCAACTGCGATTCCTGTCGCTCCGGAAGTAAGCGTGGCGGTAGTGGCGGGGCTGGAACCATTACTTTTAAGTGTTTGACCAGCCGTGACAGTAGCCAAGTGCGCCCGACCACCATCACCGGTGTCCGATATAAAATAGTCTACGACCGTGCCGTCTGCAGAATTGATAGTGATTTTTTGCCCGGCGGTCATTCCATGGGCGCCATCACCATCAGTCACTTTTAATACTGCATTCATGGTACGTAACGCAGTGAAGACATTGCTGTATGTTACACCGGCGTGAGCTTCCGAGGCAGGAGTATTATCACCGGCCTCTGGGGTGCTCGAATATATGTTAGACAGCTCGGCAGAGCCAGGAAAGCCAGAACCAGCGGAATATATACGGTACTTTCTGCCCTTGATAATAGAGTTCTTGATAAAGGGGTCAAATGCTGGACTGTGAGGCGTTATTTCTAGATACGGTAGATTGGTGTCACTTGTAAAAGTCCTAAGCCAAATGTTTATGTGGGCATCAGTGGCGGAACCAAAGAAGTGCCCGAGTACCGCGGTGGGGTTAGGCCATGCAATGTAGTCAATAAGGTACGGGTGGCCATAGACCTCGTATGTTTTCGGATGAGTCTCTGGAACAAGTCCAGAAAACGCGCTTTGACCATCAGCGAACACCTGCAAGTACATTCGTCCACCTGTAGGACCGGTCAACGCGTCTAGCGCTGTTGATTTAACTGCACCGGGTATCGGGACAGAGAATGTTGTGTCGACGCAGGGTTTCTCACGCATTAAGAAGAAAGTATCACAGCGCCAGAAAGCAGAGCCCTCGTTAGTCGTAGCGTTAGAGGTATCACCAGACGTAAGATAACCCGTGAACTGATCATCTCGATTGTAAATATTACCACCGACCCTGTGATATGCTCCTTCTTTTTCAAGCCGCTCCTTAGTAAAAGATGTGAGGCGGTTACCATGATTGCTATAGCTGTTTGTTAACAAAGCGAAAGGTTGCGTCCTGTTGGTATGAGGATAAAACCTCTCGTATAATCGCTGAGCTTCGATATTCCTGAATCTATCGTCGTATAACCCCATGTAGCTAATTAGAGATGATGATTTAGAACTATCAGTGTTGGAATAAGTTACGCCGTTAAGGTTTCCATAATTGCTAAATGGTAAATCGTCAGAAGTCTCAGGTAAGATACGAGCAATACCTTCTTGAACTTCATCACGAATTGAAGAGCTACAGATTATCTCAAATTTCTCTAGCATGAACGGTCCGTCTAGATAATTAGACAGGTTTAATCTCTGACCGTCGGACGGCTTAAAGGTATCAGAGAAAGGAAAACCAAAGCTTGAGATAGGGCGCGCGCGGAGGGGCAGTTCCGCGTAATGCAAGTCGTTAAAATCTGTGCCTCTATTTCTATCATTTTCAGCCGTATGGATACCCCCTACAAAAGATGTATACTTACCAGCAAAATCTTCTGCTTCAGCGCCGGTAAAAGTTTTTTCCATAGTGAGTGTCGCGTTGGCGACAACATCGTCAGAGCCATTTCCAAGAAAAACCTGCGGGAATATTGAGACTTGATCATGATAAAAATCGATCACCAATTCGCCATCATTTCCAGACCCAGTGTTTGAAACTTCAACCCCTGAATTATTGGCGATAATAGCTTTCATCACATTGTCGTATGTAGCCTTCGCCGAGCTGCTATCTACCACTACAGTGACAATTCGGCCTGATATAGCGCCAGTAGTACCGCTGACAAAGAACCTGTATTGAGTCTCTGATTTACCAGGGTTACCATAGCCATCGCTTGTTCCATCTAAAACAACACAGATGCGCTGGCCCGAGTTGGGATTACCTACATATTTGAGCTTATATCTTACTTTAGCGTGGCCGGTGATCCTGAGGGGCTCGATCGTATTGTAAATTCGCTGATTACCCGCTGCGCCCGGTAATACTTGCTCTAGCTTAAGTGGAGTTTCCTTTAGAGGATCCACTATACCATAATCTGTTATATCAGACGTTGAAACAGGAGCACTCACGTTAGTTGAATAATTTAAGTCTGGCACCAGCGTTGCGACCTTAGCAGAAGGGCCTACTTGGCTGTCTAGTGTGTACACCCTGTACGTTCCCGGACTCACATAAAAGTATAGTCTGGTGCCTGCATCGTAAGAGCGACCAAAGGCGATCTCAAAGGTGACAACCAGATTAGAGTTGACTACAAAACCGCTGGGACTTCCGGAAGCTGTTAAGCTAACAATAGAACCCCACGTTGACTTTTGAGTATCAAGAGGTAGGGTACAGTTTATTTTGTCCGTATGCCCGACAGATATCGCGCTCTTTAACTGAAATAGTAGGCTCTGATTGTTGACTCCAGAAGTGGTTGTGGTAAGAGCAACTGCCACTGCGCCATTTTTTGCTGTTACGACAGCCGACGTTCCAAATCTATCCACAGCGGCCCCATCTACGACAGTGGCGCCAGTGGAGAGAGTTGTAAAATCGTCTCTATCAACGAAGACGTAGTCTTTAGTCGTCCCATCAGTCGATGTCAATTGGAGCTTGTGACCAGCTGTGATTTGTCGGCCGCGGCCGGTGGTGCCGATCCTCTTAAATGATTCCATATCAGCTCTAGCAAGAGACCCGCCAGATATACCTGCGTTATGCTTGGAACGAGTGAAGGGCACCACCACAGATGTACCACCAGCGTATGTTCCCATCGCTATCTCGACGTAGTGTTGGGTAGAATCTTTTTTTATCTCTATCAATGTACCTGAGGGGTTGGCAGAAGCGAAATCGCTGGCTGCTGAAGCGTCAGCAAAAGTTAAATTTCCGCTAGATCCAAAGGTCACACTGGCTGGTGAGGCCGCCAGCAAGGAGGCACCTGAACCTAAAGTGTTACTATGCGTTTCAGTTAATGAGAACGCGCTACCACTTACATAGGAAATATAAGCGCAGGCTAGTCCTAGGACGTCTTTACGATGAATGCTGAAACCATAGGTACCTCCAAATCCGATAGGGGCTCCGTCTTGAAATGCTGCAACTGCATCAATAATGGCTTGGTTACGTGTAGTACCAGCTGCCGCAGCTGTCCGGTCTGTCTCAATCTTTGGGGAAAATGTCGACTTTGTAATGGACTCCCACTTTTTATCTGCAAAATTGAAATAGCCCATTGGATTATAGTTTGCAACTGCAAAGCCGTCAGAGGTTGCGTCAGCTGATCCTGTTGTGAAGCCAAGTGTGGTCTTTTGAGATGGGTTTATGTCGATTTCTATTCTAACTCTATTACGAGTGCCGGCATTAAACCTGCTAGCAGAACCTGATAGGACTGAGCCGGCAGCAAAGTAAGACAGAGCGATGTCCATCCTATCATCATCTACAAAGGGCTTGCTGATGGTGAGACTCGGTTCCCTGATAAAAAGTGACTCTCTAGCCGCTAAAGAAACATCTGGGTTCAACATCAAATTGAAACCAGTGATATCGAACAGGAAGCTAGACGGGCTTTGTGTACTAGTCCCGTATCCAATAAAGTTTACACGACTTACACTGGCATCCGGATCGTTAGGAGTCAGTGTAATAACTGCGTTGTTAGTGCTAACTTCTATCGGTAAATTATCTTTAGCTACTGAGTCTGCTATTGAGTTTGCTAGGGAAGTCGCTAAATCAGAACTTGATGTTAAGTCGGACGTCCCTACGTTATATCGATTAGACGAAGCCATGGTTAGCTTAGAGTCTAGTCTAGCGCTGTATCTAATACCTTGTACTACGAAACTTATAATAGGCTTAAGAGGAGTATTATTATCCTTGTAGCTGCGCGGCTGATTTTGCACATCCACGAATTGTCTATTAATATCACGTTCAGCAGTAGGGTCTGATAGTAAATTTTCTATATATTCTTGATCTACCGCAGAGCCCTCTATGAAATTTTGTAACCCGGTAGCGCTACACTCTATGGTAGCTTTAACATCTTCAGCTACCTTACGACCGACGACTATTTTCTTATCTCGTGGTGTAGAAGAAAAGTCAACCAATCGAGGGTCCGGTGATTTTAGTCCTGACATTCTCAAGTCTGAGACGGTTATGTTGGAAGCTGGGCTACTGGAAACAACACATAAGGATGTAGGGGCCGGTTGTATCAAACAAAAATCAGCACGCTTTCCAAACTCATTGTCTGAAGAAGGGTTCTCAGTTATTGTAAGCGATTTACCGAAGTCTGGGATTAGCGTCATACTGGCTTTATTGGAAGAACCGCCGTTGTTGATCGCAGTTATGCCGAAACTAGAGACAGCGTTTATTTTTGCGACTAGCTCAGCGACAGCCAGAGTGGCGGCTCGGTCAGTACCAATACCCACTTTATCAGAGTCTGCATGATCTAAATTGTCTCCGGAGCCAGCTGCGGTCGTGTAACTAGAAGTAGCAGTCCCATTAGATATCTGCAGTACTTGTGACGTTGGGATATTACCTGTATCGAAGGTGTTGTTAAAAGTTACCACTTTTGCAGAACTGTTATACTCGCTACTTGCAGATCCGGCAGCTTGATACTCGATCTTAATTGAATTAAAAGAAAGTCTAGAAACTTTAACAGGGATCCCTGAATATTTTCTGATCTTATTTAGCAAGCCTTGCAGCTGATCTACAACAGCGGTTTGAGTTGACAGACTGTTTATACCACACCCAAACCTAGTGGCAGCTGCAACGGGTGCCTTAATGTTGCTAGAATCAGTTATGACGCTGGTGTTATTGTCTAGCGTAAAACCGTCAGCGGTAGTAGTTGTTGTGTCAAAAACTACCTGGAAATCCCTTCCGTCTGGAAGGCGCATGCTAAAAGCTGAATCGTTTACCGGCATGTCAGAAAAAGTAAATACTACAGATCCTGTCACTCCTGTCGGCATCATGTGCGGGTAGGCGACATCAACAGAAGCTAACTGATCGCTGAGTAAATCATCTTTAAATGGTGAATATGAATCCCCAACGATATCGAGTTCCCTAAACTTCCTTTCCAGAAATTTCTTGGGTAAATCAGATTTGAACCCTGATTTTGTCCTCAAGAGTAGGTGAGACTCAGCGATCTTAGAAGCTTCATCTTGTGATAACTTCCTATCCAGTATACTCAGCTCTGCTAGGTTGAAGTTATTATAGAAACTGGCAGCATCGGCGTTTTGCTGCGGTGAGGTGCCGAAATTTGTCGCGACGCCAGAAGTTTTGCTTCCATAGCCTATAAATAGTCGAGGGTTAATAGATCCCAAGCTATCCTCTGCGTTTTGTGCTCCAGCAGGCGCTGAACCGACTGAAGAGAAAGTAGAATGTCCAACTTGTGCACCGTGATTTTCAGAATCATAAAGTGCCATGAAATTAGTTTCGTCGCTGTAATCGAAACCCGCCTCACTAAACGCGATTACCAGCGTGTACCACTTATCTAGTGGGAGACCTATGGCGTTCCTGTCTATGGTCGCATTCCAATAAGTACTGTCTGCCACGTCGCCATCAGGACGTAGTCTAAACTCAAATTTAGTCTTGTCTGCCTTTAGGTAATACCTCGCTTTTGCGCTGGTGCCGCCGCCAGACATGGTGAATATCACACCATCTGTCCCAGATACCGGCTCGTTGTTGTAGACGCGGACTATGATTGTCTTATGACCTCTTGCCTTTAAACCAGCTGAGCCTTGTGTCATACCGGCAGCGCTGCTAAACCCTCCGCTGAAACCGCTTAACCCAAGATTGCTAATCTTGGATGTCATATCAGTTGATCCTGATTTAAAAGTAATTGTTCCTGGGCCGCCTTCTGCTACAGGTATGTTAGTGATCAGTGTGTTACCAGCAGCTTCACCAAAATTACCGCTATTTGTATTAAGTGCATCCTCAGTGACAGTGACAGTAGCCCCAGTGCCACCCTCGATGTTAAGGGAAGCGTCAGATGCAGTATTACCTGCGACCACTGTAGCTGTGACATTCATAGTAGCATTAGCGTTGATTCTGGTGACCATGTGACTCACGACATTGTCGTTGGTGTTGCCACCGCCTACGTCGATGCCATAAGCGAAATTTAAATGGCTTACGCTAGCGCTAGTAGAGTGCTCTTGAGTGCTGGCAAGACTCTTGAAAGTGATATAATGCCGAACATTTGCACCGAAAGAAGCTGTCTCGTCGGATCCATATTCGTCAACGTTGAAAGGGTGTGCTATGACTGTCGCCTTGAGTCGAGCAGCAAGCGTTTTTACGTCGTTGGCGCCTTGAATACCGATTGTAGTGCCTGAAGTGGAAGTTGTCGCGTCACTAAACGTGAACGTCACTAAAGTGTTACTTGAATCTCTTAGCGTAAGCGTCTTTCCGTGCAAATCGCTTATTGTAGTACCCGCCTCTATGTATACAATAAGCTGCTTGCTGTCCAAATAATTGACAGCAGCGAAGTCTATATAATTTGTGCCGTCGCTGATTCTTAAGCGAGGAGCATTACCACCATTATAACTACCGAAAGCCCCCATTCCGAACTCGCCTCCAGTCACAAACCTGACTCTCTTTCCGCCGGCGGTGGCTGCGGACTCAAACGCTTCTGAGGTCCTTAAGACAAGACTTATTTTACTGTCTCTTAGAGTCGTCCCATGTAGAACCTTTTTAGGAGTAGGACCAACAACTGCAGCGCCTATGTATTGTCTCTTGGTCAGTGTTCCATACTCAGAGGGGCTTGAGCTAGAGGTTCCTGACGCTGTAGAGTTTAGCGCGTCTAGTGTAAGGACTGCTACATCTTGGTCCTTGAGTATACCAGAAGCTGTTCGGTATACATAGTCAACGCTGCCAACAGTGAAGTAAAAAGCTTGACCTGGTTTATAAAACTCTGGAAATGAAGAAGCCCCAATAGACAGTGTTATGCTACTATCACCATATTGCTGGCCAGCTTGAAGGCTTAGAGTGCCCCAAGAGCTCAACGCGGTTTTGGTAGACGTCTTTACGTGACCTCCTAAAGTGGGTTTGGAAATAGCAGACTTTAGATTATCAAAAAAGCTTAAATAATTAGTATTCTTGTCATATCGAACAACAATATCACCTATGCGATAATCATTTGCAGATACTGTCGAGACCCCATCGTAAGCATTAGCCACTAAAGGCTGGCCGGTCTCTGGTATATCATAAATCGGATCAGGAAACTCAGCTGAAGTAAATTCAGCAGAAATAAAACCCTCGCTATATGCTGTGCCTGAAACCTCTAAAGAGGCGTGAGTTTCAGCGCCGGTGCTCTGCACAATTATTTCAAACGCCTTCCTAAAGCTAGTAGATCCTAACGGTGTAATTTCTACAGGCGTTGAAGCGGGGGCACCGGGCTGATGATTGATAACGGTAATAGTATCACCGGAAAGCGTAGTATTAAATGCGGCGTTGGCACTTACATCGTCGGATGCTCCTGACTCGGGTCCATGAATGTATGAAAACGGCAGATCTTCTATTATGCCATCCAAGACAGCGGCAACTCGAGTGGCAGATAATGTCACATCATCAGTGTCTGTGACAGCACAGAACCCAGCGGTCTTTCCGAACTGGCCGTCGCCGTGCTCGGTAACAGATATTGTTCTTATCGATAGATCACCTGTCCGTCTGGTTTTGGGTTGTAATATCAGGCTAGCTGCAGTGTCCCCCCCTGTAAAGACACCATTGGACGCCGCTGAGGCTGAGCCAACCGTGGTGTTAGCAAGGTTACTTGTTACCGTGGTGTTACCTGCAGAGCCTTTAGCTTTTTGAGTTATCGTTATAGCAGCCCCAGACACTGCGCTCACTGTGACCAACGAAGCTATGGTACTTTGTTCAATGGCAGATTTCAGTGCGATAGCAGAAGAGGTGCTTGAGCCGGCAACAGAAAAAAGTGTAGCGCTTGTTGTGCTAGCATGAGCAGTAATCGTTGCTGAAGTGGTGGTCGAAGCGTCAGCGTTGAGAGCAACAATCGTGATTGCGTTACCTGCCGTTGGAGTATTAGAGAAAGTAATTGTTACTGAAGCCGCTGAAGAGGCTCCTACATCAAGTGCAATAACGTCCAAATTGCTGGCGTTAATTTTCCTCACAAACTCGTCCACCACGACATCAGATGCTCTAGATGTACCAACACCAATTTGAGTGTTAGACGATGCGTCTGCACCTCCCGATGTGGTCGCTGTAGTGTACGTAACTGTTGTTGCCCCGTCCGAAATGACTAGAGTATCGCCCGGGTCTATATTACTTGACGTAAAGTTACCAGTGAACGAGACTGTCTTGGCACCTGCAACTCGGACGGCGGTGTGGCCGTCGGAAGTTGCAGCAGAAGCAGAATTTGTTACCTCTAGCTTGTAGATATTATTTAGTTTGTCTACCAGATGTATTTGTTTCCCGTTTGCTTGGGTAATTGTCGGGCACTTGACGGTAAAGCGCATGTAAGATTTGTCAATATCTAACCTTAGAGACTCTTCAAAATCGCCTGAGTGAGTTAAGATATTGCTTAGTGTCCCCGCTGCAGAGCTGGCTATACTGGCCATTATCGCGCTCTTTAAGTTAGCGACGGTGAGGGTGGCTAATCGGCTTGCAGGAATGGGTACAGTAACATTAGACGTGTCTTGACCTGAGATTGAGCTAGCTGATTCGCTAAAGGTAAATGTCACAGTTGTGTTTGTGAGATCAGTCAGCTTCAGCTGCTTACCGGTTGTTAAATTAGGATTATCTACAAACAGGGTAGTTGAGTTTTGGGAGTTACTAAAGCTAGCGCAAGATTGCTGTCTCCTCACTGGGTCAGGGAAATAAACAGGAGAAAATTTCTGAGCGTTACTGGGGATAGCTATACTCTGCGTCAGCCCAGATGTCACGGTCACAAGGCTTGTTTTTTGTTCAAGCTTTATATAAGAAAATGTATCTGTCTCATTAAAGACAGATGCGCTAACGTTCAAATCAGAGTCTGCGTTTATTAAGTCTGTTATGTTGTTTGCTGCAGTGGGGACCGTGTTATCATAAGCCAGCCGAGTTGCGCTGTAGATGGTGAATATCTCTGAATCTGTTAGGATTGAGTTCCAGATCGCGAATTCAGCAATTTTTCCCTGGAAGGCCCTCGTACCGTTATGGCGGTTACCTATACAGGCTGCTTCAGTGTTAGAGCTAAAACCGACGTATGTGCCTAGCGGTTCATCTATCTCATCCGGATTATCAGTAATTAATACACCGTTGATATACATTCTGGGGTTGTTGGCGATATTATTGGCATCGTAAGTAACGACTACGTGATGCCAATTGTTATCTAGATTAGCTACTGCGGCTGGGGTTCTCCAGTCACCGTATGATGAGGACCACTTTGTATAGAAGCCGACTTTGTTATTATTTGCAGTTCCGTCTTTAACAATATAGACGAACATGTCTCCGCCGATGTCAAATATCCTGGGATAATTACCGGTACCGTTACCTGTTACGTAAATCCAAGCAGAAATAGATACCTTTTTTGTGGTGCCAGAAGTAGCGCCCACTATAGCGCTCCACTGGCTGGCGGTCCCTACATTCACAAAGTCGTTGCCGCCTATGAAGGTATAAGCTGGGTGATTTTTATTCCCAAGCGTGTTAGATGTAATCTTCAATGATAGATCGTTAACGCTATATGACGGAACTATGGCTGTGGCAGATCCAGTAGCCGTCAAAATTGTTCCGAGCCGTACATATTTCTGCAAACTTTGATCTGAACGATAGGATGACATGGGTCTAGCATACAGCTCATGAACTTCATCAACAGTTAGAACCCTTTTCCAGAAACCGAAATCAGCGTAAAGACCTTTTAGGTACCTAGTAGCAGCGTTAGATCCGTAATCGGTTCCAAGGATTGTCTCATTAACAGTCGCTCCAGCTCCACCAATAGCGACTGTTTGAATAGTGCCGGCAGCTGCTGTGACAGTAGTGGTCGAGGCAGCCCTGCCGTTTACGTAGATAATTGGTATATTTGAAGCGCTGGTTCCATCGTAAGTGATCGCGATGTGAATCCAGCCGGGAGTCTCGTAGCGAGATGTTGCAGTGGACGTTTCGTCTGCATGAGAAGCGTTCGCAATGCTGACAATAGATTCTACCGTTCTCACCACCAGATCAGTAGTCGACCAACTCCTGTGGAACTCTAACTTTCCGCTAATGTCAGATTTTGATCTGATTCGGATGGCATACTTACCCGCCTGAGTACTAAAAATTGTCTGAATATCACTACTGTTGGTGGCTGAATCAGACGGGCTTTGGTTTGAATGCGGTCTAACCCAGCAAGAGAATGTCGATATGTGTCCTGAGCTTGCCCCTGAAATTGCGTCCCATTGAGTTCTTGTTCCCATGGAGAGATGCTGGTGTGTATCAATAGCAGTGTCAAGGGAGCGGCGCCACATATTGTTATGAGCTGCCGGCAATATCGCAGGAACGGACTGATCTACAAACGCATTCGTACCATGACTGGTATCGTTATAAGCGAAAGCCAGCGTTTCAGTACCCACGTTGGCTGGAGAAGCCGAGAATGTACCTATCCAGACTTTGGCATCCTTAATCAGGTCATAGCTTCCAGAAGCATAAGCTTTCTCGTATGTAGAAGGAGCAGCAGAACCTGTTGGTAAATAGTTAGCTCGGGCAGCAAGATTATAACCGGCGTTTGGGATAAACGCGCTAAAGGCAGAGCCCGTTGCGAAAATAGTAAAGGCCGCTGAATCAACTTTGTACTGTCTTCTAGTGGGTGAAGAATCAAAATCTGCTATAGAAAATGAAAAGTCAGCATTTCTACCGTCATCAATCCCAAAGTATTTTCCGTTAGCCGGGGATATGCCACTCTGCAAGGACAACCTCTGAGTTGACGGCTGAGCTCTGTCTTCATAAAAAAGAGAAGAATAATTCTTGACTATGTCTCCGTCATCCGATGTCGGGATTGTTATAGATAGCCTTGACCCAGAAATTTCGTTCCTTCTAAATGGTATAGAGCTGCTGACACAAAGCTCTGCTATATGGGGTGCAGCAGATAGTAGTTCTAGAGATCTAGGGTTGTATCTGGTAAGAATCTTAGAGCTAAAATTCTCTGGTTGATACATGAAAAAATAGTTAGCTACAAAACTCTTTCCATCAACCGTAACCTGTTTGCTTATGAACGGAGAAATATTAGAAAGAAAATTCGAATACTGCACAGACATATTGTCGACGTTGTTCGGGACAGAATCTGCATCTGATGATGCGGATACAATATACGTGTTCATAGCCCCATCAGATCCAGATGCATTGAAAACTAGACTTGACTTAACACCTTCTATCTTTTGAAATTTTTGGTTAATAAAAACGATGTTGTTTAATCCATCGTCCTCTAGATATCTATTCTGTACTGCGTCGTCAACAAATCGATCAAAGACAAAGTTTGCTATGACGTTTCGACTAACGTTTATTCTGCCTTCTCGATGCTGAACATCAGCTAGTAGGTCTGGTACAATTCTCTTCTTTCTGCTATCAAACATATCTTAAACCGCCAAAAGCTATGGAGTCTGTACCTGGGTGCGGTGAAGAAAAATCAAAGCCGGCTCTTCTTCTAAAGTTTTCTGCGCCCAAATTTGTATCATCTATATGATTCAATTCCTGTACCTGTAGTACCAGTTTATCGATCTCATTAGACTCTGGGTTGTTACCGTTCAAGGGGTTAGCTTGAAAAATCCTCTCCTCAGTGTCTATATAAGGTCTAATTCTGGCATCATTCTTAAAAATAATACCTGGCACTCTTGCGTAAAAAACATTATTCGCCTGCTGGGTGGCATCTAGATCAGTGTATTGTATTAACGCTTGACCATTTTGGACCACCAACTCCGTAACTGTTGGGCAGTTGTCAAAGAAAGCCACATTCTTGGCTTCCTCAAAATTTATTTTGTTGTGTATAAGACATGCTTCGTTTCTTATAGAAGAAAAAGAATATTCACCGCCCATTTCCCCCTTAAGACCCCGCATAGGGGCTTCAGCAGTGTTTCTTTCTAGCATTAAGGTTCTTATGTCAAGAGGCTCTATGGTACCGTCAGTTTCAAAACCCAAGATATTCCCTAAATTATTTACCTGGACTGGGAACCTTACATGAGGTGATGCGGTTAGGAAAAAGACTGGATCGATGTCCAGTGTATTTGGATAGTCGCCTGATACTAATCGAGGCCCGTTCATAGAAAGATCATCATAAAACTTTAAGTCGCTAGTTCTTTTTCCGAATCCAAAACTGCGCACTTCAACATCATGATTAGGTTTTATATAGTGAGAAAGACCGGGGCCCGGGTCTCGAAGCTCTATGTTGAAAACAGGGGCGGAGAAATCCTCTATATTATAAACATTGTCAAAAGATCTAAAACCAAGACCCTCCATGGCCTCTACGCCGTTTCCTCCCCAATTTGGGTATGCGTCGCCATGAAGACTTGTTAACTTAACTGACTTGCTAGATATGTAGTCATTCGCTCCTGAAAAGCCTGAAACTTCATAAGCTGCGGGTAAAGAGTCGGTGATATTGTTATTTCCTGCTGTACCGCCCACGACCTGCTTCATGTTCAGATGTTGTATTGTTGATGGGTCATCACCTGCCGAATTTACGCCACCAATGTAGATCACGCTATCAGAGTTACCTGCGTTATGACCGTTTTCGCTGTTGATAGCCTTAGCCAATTCAAGCAAAACGTCTCTTCTTTTAGCGGTGGACTTTATATTGACAGCGACTGTGCCTATACTCGCGTGCCCTCCGGAAACTGTAGAACCGTCTGCGTAAGATGAACCTTGGCGTATTATTTCGCCTGTTTGAATTGCTTTATTTCCCGATGAACCCCCGTGCACGATTGTGTACGTTTTGGCAAGATCAGAAGTGGAAGTTAAACTAATAGAGTTTAAAGCAGTTGTTCCATGAGCCGCAGTGTCTGCGTCTTCGACCTTTATACTAGCGGCAGCGTGATTAATCGCTGGTGTAACTTTTAGGTTACCATCTGATACAGCTAAAGCGATCGTGTCATAAACTCTGTTTTTTAAATCGTGTGCGTTCTGGACACCTTTGGTACCGATGTGGTAAGCGTTTACAGGAAACATCTCTTGGACAGTTCCGTGGTTTGTGCCGTCAGTGCCGCCCCCTAGAACGCCGCCGTTATCTCCCTCAATGACTGAAGTTGCAACAAAAACCTCTCCTACATTAGGCGAATTTGAAGATGCACCTAGGGCCTTCCAGTTTGTTGTGGATGCTACACTCAGTATCTTATATTCTTTCCTCTTTCGTAAGGAATCTTTATCATTCACCTTTATAGCTGGGTTTGGTACGTGGGGAGAGATAATAGGAGTGTAAAGCGCTTCGTTAGATGACAGATAAATTTTCTTTGAGTCTTGATTAAACGACCCAGGACTAGAAAGAGTAGAAGCGTTACCTGATTCAAAGAAACCAGTCACATCATCTCTCATAAAAGAAAAATATGTGCTTTTGTCGCTAGAAACAAGACCCTCTGTCATAGAAATCTCTATGCTGGTTAATTTGGTCGTGGTCTCAAAAATAGATATAGTATATTGAAAATTTGCCTCAGAAACTGTTTTAAGAACAAAATTTAGAGGGGTAGCCTTAGTCAACTTATCCAAAAGCTCCTTGAATAAATTCATGAACCGTCTTTTTATATTCGAAGATGGAGCGAATGGGTTAATCCTAACCTCAGTTGACTTTCGCTCAGTGTCAAAGCTTATGCTGTAGTCTTTTATCGCTTTTAGTCTAGGGCTTATGTTAAAGTTTATTAAAAATGAATCATCTGGTTGGTTTGTATCAACAGTGGGTATTCTATCATTAAAAGTAGTATACTTTATCGACATAAAAACTGTATCGGGCGCGTTTGAGGCTTCAAGATCTGGACATTGGAAAAATACGCTAGTGTCCCTTGTCGAAGAAGACCACCTCCTACCGTCAGTCACAAGATCATGGAACATTACGTCGCCGGAATCTTTAGCAATCATCTTCCAGTTTTCTAACCCAAAAGATCCGGTTGCGAATGCTGGGTTTGTGGTGTCTAGACCGTCTTGAAATAACTTCTTACCGATAGCCGAATCTAAATGGACTTTTACAACTCCTGTGCCAGATCCTAAATTAGTTCCGCTAGATGCAGGCACTGTGAATGTTGTTCCGGCTGCATTTGAGCTAGCAAAAAACGGGGTCTTAGTAAAATCTGTCCTTGGACCCGGTGCACCGAACTCATTTCGGGTAAAAGTAGAAACAATTTCATATTTTACTCCTTCATGCAAAGAGCCAACGTTCACTAACGAGTTGTGGTGATCTTGCACAATCAAGAGCGTGTCATCAAAAACTATCCTTGAAGTTATTCCAGTGGAAACAGAATTGTAGTTAATGATCCTGTTTATATCAAAAGTAGTCCTTTTTATCTTTTGTTCATCAGAATTAAAAGTGTCAGTATACGGCTCTGCGACACCTGTCGTTTTTTCGTCTGGATAATAACCGGGTGGATCTCTCATACCTAACGCAAACATAGTGGTATCAACAGGGTGCATCTTGTCACCAATGTTCAGTGTCCGGACCTCACCGAGCTTTCCACCAGTGAAAGCTGGTATAGATATGTAACCATCTGAAATCGCTGAACCTATTGGGGTGTAATTACCCCTTGTACCGCCGTTGTCTTGAGTGAGCTTAATAGTTTGGCCATCCAAGACCGGGGTAATCTCTAAGTCGCCATCAAGATGGGCCTGAAATAAAGCATCGTATATCTGGGCTGCTATTGCCGTTCTAAGATCAGCGCCAGATGTATCACTTATACCGATGTTCCAATTATTCGAAGAGTCCCTAGTGTTTGACGATGATGTCGCGTCTATAGTAAAAGTAATGTAAGGTATAGAAACGTACTGCTTGTTATTGTCAGACAAAGTGAAAGTTTTTCCGTGTAGAACACCAATACTCGTCACTGTCCCGTTTACTGTTAACACAGAGGTAGCAGCTGTATCTCCCACCACTTTTATCTTAAGATCATGAGGTTCGCCTTTACAAGATTGCACATGAAGAGTGTAGTGCCCTGGACCCATATCTGTGGGTATGCTTTTGACCCTAAGGCTATAACTAGATTTTTTATCAGATTTGTGAGTTATTACGACATTAGGATTCGCGAGAGGGTGAAACCTAGCTCGGGTTTGAGACAGCATCTGCTCTATTGTTTTTACATTAACACCTTGCTCAAAACCAACCAACTTTACTTCGGCAGAGTCTCTTACTGACGCCATTTAAAATCTCCTTAGTACACCTGATCTTTGCGATACCAGTATTTTTGATCTCAATTTAGATCGCTCATCCTCACCTTTGTAGATTTCTTGGTGACCATAAGTGATCTTACACCTTTCAAGCGCGTGAGATTCTATTATTAGATTGATACCTAAGAAGTTGCTGTTCCTAGGTACAAATTTTTCTATCATATCAGAAAATGCGTCGTCTAGCCACCTAAATAAATCAAAAAAGTTTCTATAGTTAACCTTATCAGTCAACCTATTGAAATATAATTCCCTCATGTGCCTTAAGTCAGGATACTCACGAGTAAATGCCAGCTCAGGCCGGCCCAGAGCGTCGTCTAAAGCATCGATAGCAGAGAATATGTTCATGATGTCTTCGTCTAGACCTCTTTGTAGATGAACCTGAATTTCGAATCTGTTGTCGTTTACTTTCTTTTCGAAAGGTAATATCTTGGTCACTGGAGCGAGTTTAGAATTAAACAGCTTTATGTTATGACCATCGGAAAATCCAGCGATTCTTATCTTGTCACTATCCAGATACTCGTCATAAAAGGGGGATATTATTGTGAAATCAAATCTAGAATTTTCTACGATCTTTCTAGAACCCTCAAACCCAAAACACGCAGCGCCTGACATACTAGTATACACACCTGATTTTATCTTTGATTCGTTCATCGGTGTAAACGTCTGCGAAAAGTCAAGTAAGTCAAGACGCCCGGTAGGGTTGGACGTTCTGTTTACTTGATCGGTTGAGACATTTAGTCTTAATTTCTGAAATGACCCAGACCTTGTCGTACTAAAAGTATTGTTTATGAGGGGAGAATCGACACCAACAGACTTGAAGTTTCTAGCATGTTCTTTTGATTCCTCCTCAGAAAGACGCTTTGACCAAAACTTAATATGGCCGACCCTACCATCGAAGTATGTTGTTCTAGCGTCAGTCGGCACGTTATCAGTTGAAGTGTCATTTAGGAATTTACCGGAGGTAGTAGCATTCACCATTGACTGAGAGCCTATCAGTATCTGTGGTGGATAAAAGTGTTCGTAGGTATCAGTCGAAACTAGGTGGCTTGATTTTTGGAACATATTGGATGTAGTGGCACCTTCATTAAAAAATGAGCCGGTGCTAATGTACGTCTTTATCTTGTCATAATCTAGAGCAGCAGCCCTGATAAAGTAAGAAGAACTTACTGGTTGGCTAGCTTCATCGTTTCTTTGACGGCCGTAAGCGATATACCATTTTCTACCGTCTAAACAGTTTGCTCCAGTCAAAGCAGTAACCATAGTAGGCGCGTCATTGTGGTGGCGATTTCGTACGTATAGAGTAAGTTGGTCGCCGAAAGGTGAAAGTACCAGGTTGGATAGGACAGCGTGCTTGTCCTTCCAATTCTGGCCGGTTGTGCTACCTTGCACGACTATTCTAGACAAACTTCTTTTATCTTCCTTCGAAAGATTACTAGTAAACTGGTATATGCCCTCGACTGTCCATGACCCTGAAGTTAATAAGCCGTCGTCTTTTGTCGCTGATATACCATTATATTCATAACCTTGAGTGTTCGCCCTGACAAATCCGTTGCCACCTGCAAAACCTGCGACAGATATGAATGGTGGAATGCTTTCGTCAGTCTCAGCGTTATAGATTCTTGTGACCTCATCTGCGGTCAGAATGTCCTTGTAGATTTGAAACTCACCGATTTTACCTTTAAACGATCTATCTTCGCTGTGTCTATTTCCTATAAAGCACCCTTCTGTAGCTATACCTGAAAATGTTGCGTGTTTTGTTCCTGACGCTAGTGTGACTGTCTTACTCACTCCATTGATGTACACCGTCGGGTTATTTGCCGCAGTGTTGGTAGCGTCATAAGTAACCGCTACATGGTTCCATGAATTTAAAGTGAGGTACGCTTGATCTGTTCTCCACTCTACAGAATTATTATTTAGCTTAACACTAAACGCCAGGATCTCAGTATTCGTAGTGTATAGAAAAATGTCTTCTCCAAAATCGAATATTCTTCCTTCATTACCCTCTCCATCACCTGACTTATAGATCCACATACAGAATGACATCTTCTTCGAAGATGAGCTTGCGCTGCCAATGGTATCATTCCATTGTGTAGCAGTGCCGATTGAAACAGAATCGTTAAATCCGTCAAATTGTACAGCATCTATGCTCCTGGTCTTTGAAGTAAAGTTTGAAGTAACCAATCCAGGAATGTTACTAGTGATTGTTGCGTTTGCAGGATTATCAAAAGATCCTTGAAATACGTTAAACGAATTGCTCACAATCGTTGATGGATTTAATTCATTTTTGTGCGCGTTATTGAGGCTAAGAATCGCTGCCCTAAGTTGTGCTAAAACGTCAGACTGACGAGCTGAACTTAAATTTACACCAACAGCGATGCCATCAGCGCCAGCAGAGAAGACAGCAGGAATTGGGGAGCCGCTATTTGACTTCAATGTCTGGCTTGGGGTCAAATCAGTTCCAGTTGCTGGCCCACCGTCGTTAGTATCAGAAACGAAATAATCTCTTATGACACCAGAGTCAGACTTAATAGTAACCTTTAGCGCTTCTGTCATGGTGTTAAAAACCGCGGTGGGGCTGTTGACTGAGAAGCTAGCAGCGGAGGTGACCGCTTGAGTTGTAATAGGCATTGGGTTACCTATAAAGTTTGTCACAGTTAACCAGTTAGCGCTGGATACATTTGATATATTACTGGTGATTGTTGTGGCGCCGGCGCTGCCAATCGTGTTTTGAGTCAATGTTATTGGTTCGGTTAAGCTGCCCGCTGAAGGTATTGTGGGAACTACTATCAGACTACCGTGACCGTTCGCGTCCTCGATAGCTGCTTTAAGGACTGCAATCACATCTCTTCGGGTCGCAGAGTCTATGATCTTTACTGCGACTGTCCCAACCGCTGCCTCTTCCACAGTGCCGTGAGGGGTGCCTTGAGCTGCAACATTCGTTGCCGTAAAAATTTCTCCAGCAGCCGGCGTGTTAGATGAAGCCCCGAGGGCCTTCCAGTTAGAAGTACTCCCTGTGGTTAAAATCCTGTACTTTCTTCCGTTCACTAACGAATTAGATGTTGTATTTGCGGCGATGGTCGCGGCTGCTGTACGGCCGACATTAGAACCGACAGCCAACACAGTACCGGTCGCGACGGCAGATGCGCCTCTTACTATAGTATAGGTCTTAGATGTCTGGTTCGTCGATATTATAGTGATGCTTTCCAAAGCAGTTGTGCCATGTGCAGTTGTTGGACTAGCAACTTGCAAAGTGGCAAAAGCGCCTCGAGGTTGATACGCGGGTACCACTGCTACCAAAGTCCCTTTATTCGTAGGAGAAGTATTTGACATTCTCACCCAAAGAGCGGGCTTCTTTGTCGAATCCAGAATTATTGAATGATTGCCTAGATTACTACGGCTTGAACTGATCGTACTTAGGTCAATCGTGTCTTTGTTACTGTTGGTCGATTTATATCCCGTCTTTGTCGTTATGGCGCTTGAAAAAACAGAATTGATGCTAGTATTTAGATCTTCTGTCAACGCCATTGAAGTTTTTGCAGTGGCAGTAAAATTAGTCGGAGTGATATTCGATATGCTATTGGAAATAGACTTGTTAGCAGCTGAACTCACAACTGCCTGCATTAGCTCAACTTTTAACTCACCCCCAGAGACAACTTGGGGGGTGGGAAAAATTATCTTGGAATCCGGTACGCCGGCGTTATGGCCGTTGGCGTGATCAACAGCTGTTTTCAGTTTTACCAGTACGTCTCTTTGGGAATCTCCATTTAATATATTAACAGCAACCCCTCCAGCGTTTGAGGCTCCAGCGGTGCTAGTGCCTGTATCTGAAGATGATATTAATACCGTGCCTGTGGCGACAGCAGAAGTACCAGTTGCGCCGCCGTGCACGATTACGTATTTCTTTTCCGTACCATCAGTAGAGACCAAAGTGATGCTCTGCTTCTCTGTCGTGCCGTGAGCAGAAGACGCTGTTGGGACTGTTAACGTAGCAATGTAATTTAGGCGGCTAACAACTTTTGTACCGCCAGTAAAGTTAGTAACCGTGACATTAGCGCCAGTTAATAAGTTGGAAGTCGATCGATTACCTGTATTACCAGTTACCGACTGTGTTAATGTGATTAACTTCTTGGTTCCAGAGCCAGCGGTTGGATCTGAAACTGTTATTTTTCCGTTATGGCCGTTGTCATGTCTAATGGCGTCTCTTAATTGTTGCAAAAATGTATTACCATTAGCAGCGCTTCCAGTTATCGCTATGGCGACAGCTATTCCTCCCACAACCGCTTCTTCAACTTCGCCATGATCAGTCCCAGAAGCGCTGGTCGATGTGGCAGTGAACACCTCTCCTACGGTAGGAGTATTTGAAGATGCGCCTAAAGCTTGCCAATTTGTTGTGCCCCCCACACTTAGTATCCTATACTTTCTTCCGTTCTGTAGGGAGGCTGTATTCGTTCTGGCAACAACGACTCTAGATCCTAAATCACTCCCCACGCCTAAAATAGTGCCGGTTGTCAATGTTGTGGTAGTCGCATCAATAACGACATATCTCTTAATCGTACCATCGACAGATTCTAAAGTTATTAAATCAGTCTCTGCTAAACCTGGAGCGGCGGCACCGTTCGCGACTGTAACTGTCGCAGTGGCTTTGATATTGGCGTTCTGATCCAGAAACTTAAAGAATTCAGTCTTATTAAAGGCATCCTGTATCGTAAGTTGAGTATCTGCCGGCGGTATCGCAGTTCTGTCTCGAGGGTGAAAATAGATACTAGCAGAAGCCAAAACATTTCTACCGGAAATTTCTGGAAAGCCGGGCTCAATCCGACTAGCGGTAAGAGGAGCCGTTAAAAGAGTGGGGCGATCGTTAAGAGTCCCATCAGCTCTGGCAACTTCTGGAAACTTTCCCAAACTACCAGAAAAATTTAGCATTGTTGACATCTCTGTGATTTGCTGTCTTGAAATGCCCATCCTGAACTCATTAACACCGTTGTATTCCACTAACCTAAAGATCCTACCAGGCTCTATACCTGCAGACCTAAAAATTGTTTCGATGGCGTACTTCGTACCTTTAGACTTGAAGATATGGCTGATATTTTTTAACACCCGTCTCCAAATCAGGTTCTGTATTTCAAAAAGGTTTCGCTCGTATATCGAGTACTCAAGCCCCAAATTCTCTTTTCCTAAGAACTGCTCAAAAGAAACCTCACCGAATATCTTAGGTAAATCAAATCCGTAATATTTCGCTAGATCAGGTAAAAAAGCGTCGGCAGTTCCGTCCTTACCCTCGTAGTCAGGGTGTAAAAATTGAGAAACTTGATCTAAGAACATTTTGTATTGATCAAGCTCTTCAGACATGTAATACAGCATTAGTGACATTAATTGAGCATGTCCAATTCTGCCGGATTTTGGAAGGGTGCCGGTAGAGCTATAATTCTCTACTATGCTACCATCGACTGTCAATCCCTCTAAATACGCACCTTCTTGTAAATAATGATTAGGAATCAACTTCGTAATCATGTTCGGGTTGTTAATATCGTACTCTGTAGCTAGTTCTAGTAATTCTGCATTTAAGCTTATTACATCAGGATAGTTTGGAAATAATATTGGGCTAAACCTTTTGTCCTCTAAAAAGGAAGGATCAGGTATATTTCCAGGGTTTCTCATACTTTCTTGATAGTTCGATATTCTAGAATGTAAGCTATTACCGCTATGATCTAGGACAACGTCATTGTTGGAATGAGAGCCCATTGGTTCATTAAACCTTAAATAGAACCTTAAGTTTTCATGAGCGAAGGTATTCCTATTTGAGTAATACTCCATCTCATCAGAAGTTCTTGCTCCATGAAAAATTCTAAATTCGTCTATAGAACCCTTGAATGTTGAAGCCTTCACAAAATCTAAGTGACCGGCTTTAAAAGAAGTTGGGCCGTCAGCTATTGTCAAATCGGCACCAGCAGTGTTAAGTCCAGGATAAAAGAAATAGTCGCTTTTAGATAAAACATTAGAGCCAGAAATTATTTGCACCGACTGCTGTTCTTCCCTATTGTCGTAAAAGAAAGACAGATTGTACCACTTCCCCTTGTCAATGGCGTAACTGGCAGATGCGTAATTGCTACTACCACTGACAATTGCAAAATTAAGAGTACCAACCTTGGTAGACGAAGACTCGTCGAGAAAAACAGCGAAACCTGTGTTAAGAGTGCTACTCACACTATGACACACGAAACTTTTTTGATTCGTTTCCTCAGGTAATCTAATGGCCATCTCAATAGAGAAAGGATTTAATTCAGGGTTTATATAAGCAACCCCTTCTTCACCATTTAGAAGCGACTTATTTAAGTTTCCTGACTTGTCTTTCACAGTTATATATTGGTTATTGTCAGATGAAAAGGTTACGAAACCCTTATTCTTTGGAAACCTGTCTAGGACATATTTTTCTAAGGATGACAAGCTATCCTCAAACTGCTCCACCTGTTGTAAGGAACCGTCAAACGGATATTTATTTATGATTTTGTCAAAAGCCACATTTATCTTTGCTTCTGCAGAACCGAAGAAAGTGTTGTTCTGGAAAAGTGAATTATCAACAGGAATTTGTTGAGTAGATATTATGCCATTGTTTTCGTTTCTTCTTCGAAAGCTAGTGTCATCATCGTTTATGCTGGTTACTGTCAGCTTTTTTTGATTTTGATCTAAAAGCACACCTCGATTCGTAGTGTACTTTCTGAGCATTCTTTTAGTAAAGAACTTTACGTTCTCAAATGTCATTGTCCTTCGAGCCATTATACAACCTTAAAGGTAAAAGAAGAGTCAAAAAGAACCGTCTCACCGTTAATATCACTAAAGATCTCTATTTTATAAGTGTACCCAGCGTTAAGCGTTCCTGATTTAATGATAGTTGAAAATGTGTTTCCGTACAAGCCCATCTTAGTAGAGTCAGGGAATGTATGGAAAATGACAGTTTCACCTGATGTTAATTCAGAAACCTTGTATATTAAATCGCCAGAAAAGCATTCTGGATCTTTTCTTGTCTTGCTAGCAGAATAATTTTTAGAACTAACGGTTGCAGTGCAAGAGATATTAATATCTTCATGCGCTGAATATTCTGACTTTCTGTTCTTAAAAGCTATTGAAACAGAAGTAATGTCAAAGTCAGAATAATTGTCGTTGTAAACTCTAGCTTTTCTATTTTCAAATGTTATTGCAGAATCTGTAGTCTGCCACTTTAGATCAACGTCGAACCCAGTTGGATCTGCCACTAGGGCTTTTTTTATGTAAGAATTGTTACTAGGTAGTGTGAATGAAGCCTGATATACACCTACTAACCTACTTGCGTCTGATGAGCGATTGACTTGACTAAAATTTACTGACTGTGTGAATGAACCAGAGACCACCTTTAGAACTCCGCAGTTATCACCGGCCAATTGAGCGCCTGAGTTATCAAAAAGATTAGAAGAAGCCACACCCTTTTTAGTCTTTAAGATCACTGTGTTAGACTTATCCAAGTATATTCTGTTAGAATCGTCGATTATTGAATCATCGAACACAACCCTGAGTCTGGGTGTTAGAAGCTTATTTTTGATATGTCTAGAAGCAAACCTCTTTACAAACCTGGTTCTGCTGTCTGTATCGTAAGAGCCGCTGAACCCTATCCTAAAGCCGTTATTGTTAATCAAGCCCTTTAAGCTGGCTGAAACTGCGTTGGTAATATCAAATACAAGATCCTGGTTTGGTTCTGACAAATATTTAGAAGACCCTAAATCGATCTTAGTGGTTCCAAAAGAGGCAGAAGTTATAATATCTAGATGAGATGTGTTGTGGCCACCGGCAAATTTGGATGCAGATAATCTGGTGGCCCCATTTGCTAAAGTTATAGCAGTGTTTCCAGTTAGCCCAGTGTCATTCTGTTTTAAAGTGACAACTGCAGAACCACTCGGATCTGTTGGTGTAATCCTTAGATCTCCACTAGTCCTAGAAAGCTCAATCGCTGTAAATATTCTAGAAGCTATGACGGCAGTTGTGGCAGCGCCGTTTATACCGAATGTGTAGTTTGTCGCGTCTGTTCTAGTTGCCGAGTCTGATCCTGGGTTAGCTAAGAAAGACACAACGCTTGTTCCGTCATTGAGCGTAAACCCAACAGTGTTATCCCAACCAGCAGTGCCTGTCACAGTGACTGATCCCTCTGCGACGGTCGCATCATTTCCACCCGCAGCGCTCGCTCCTTCAGATTTCCATAACGTGGCAGATGCTGAGGTGAAAGAAGAAGTTAAATAATTGGCTGCGCCTAAATCATTAAAAAGGTTAACGTCTATCCCAAATCCTTCTTCAAAATCTCGTACTAACGGATTACATATCGCTGAAAAATTAAATGGCTTTTGTAGGCCTGAGCTTACGTCATTTAATTCAAGATATGCCTTAAACCCCCTGGAGCCCTTTATGTCAGCTATGCTAGAAGTCAATTTACCGACCTTGGAATAGTCAAACTTGATTAGCAGAGCAGATTTCTCCATTATATTCGAAGTTACAAAGTTTCCACCCTCTATAACGCCTGACTCTTCGAAAAGCTTAAATAGATCTAAGGTGGCAGCTCTACCTGTGTTAGAATTTTTAGATCTATATTTGTTATCAATAACTTTGTCTGTTATATAACAGTCTTTGCTGGCGGTAATTACTAGTTGCACTATCTCACACTCACCCTAATGTCGAAATCAGGATACTTAAGTTCAAATATCCCGTTTTTTTGAGGAAAGACGTATCCCTTTTCCATAATGATGTCAAAAGGTTCGCTTATACCGTAATCGTATGTAGTAACGCCGTCGCCTTCTTTCACAACACCGGTCTTTGAAACTATCCGAATACCCTTAACACCATCTGAATCGTGAATTGAAGCGACACCGTCAGATGACATTACTGCGTAGCTGATATCACCTATAGACAGAGGTTGGTTAATATGAAAGTTCTTGACTTGCAATATCTTCTTAAGGTTTGTTATTATAGACTGTACAACATTAGCTTTTTGAGAGCCCGGGGTGGCTATCACGTTTACAAGAACACCGTAGTTATGGACAGCGGCGTCCATTATAATATAAGCATCGTTTATTAATCTGAAAGACTCTAGGTATGTCTTTAAGTTTAACTTGAGGTTATCATTAGACACTTCCAACGGGGAAGATGAAGTATCCATGGATCCGAACCTAACTAGCTTTCCCCTAGAACCTCTGCTAATTAATGCTATTTCTATCTGACCGTTTGCGTCAGGGGTCTCGGCGACGGCCGCCCTGTATACTCTGCCTAGCGGCGCCGGTAAGGCGTATATTCTCGCTAACAAGTCTTCTTTGGTTACTATTCTAGATTGAGAATTTCTAGCAACCGGTATTTGGTCTCGTAATTCATTGATGGTTGGTGGAGGCGCGCCGCCGGTGGCTCTAGAGGAATTCTCTACAGCCAAGCTAGATCTGACGCCTACGGCGTCTTGGTGGTTAACGCCTGTTGGAAAAGACATATCTAGAAATTCTATCTGTCTTATTGCACCCGGGCTTACGTTATGAGCTAACCCTCCGCCGTGGCGATATTTTACGTTTATGGTCGTCTGGCGTGGCGCGACGCCTAACGTGTTAGTTCTAAGTAGAGAGTTTGGATCAAGGGCGAACCTAGAAAAAACGCGCTTGCCGTACAGGGGCATGCTTAGGTCACCTGGATCAGGTAAGATATCATCATCGTCCGCCATGGCGTCGCCGCCACCGAATGTCAGTGTAGTAGATAAAAGTTGAGGATCAAATCTTCTAGTGTATCGATAAGGAGCCGGAGTCACGATTATCGATTGCTCTACTGTCTGTCGGCTGATATTTTTATTGTCCATTACAGTGAAGACGTTGTCTTGAGCTAGATTATCAACTTCATAATACACGTTTCCATCTGTGTCAGTTACATTTTCTATTAGACTGATATTTTGATCAGGGAGTGTTATTTCTCTAAACGGTACAAACGCGTCTTGAATAGAGAATGATTCTTCTTTTATTTCACCAGAGACGCATAGCCCTCTTAAATTTATTACTTGTCTAGTTTTTCCATTAAACTCAACACCCGGCTCGGGGGGTGGATTAGAATATTTCCATGCGAACTGTCTTTCTGGATCATTTCTTCTTAAAGAAAAATCTACATCCTCCATAAGATTAAAAGCGATTCCGCCGCCAGCATTTAGGATTGTACCTTTCTTAATGCAGGGAAGCGTTGCCTCTATTACATGACCGCTAGAGTCTAAAGGTACCTGAATATAAAAAGAAACGTAGGTTGTAGATGGGCTGGATCCATGAGTCTCAACACCCGCCATGTCAATATGTTTCTTTATATTATCAATCTCAACTGCGTCAGACCACCTTAACTCGTTAAATTGATGATCTAAATAGAACGACATAGAGTCCCCAATATACGATATCATATCGACAAACATGCCGCCCAAACCAGTTTCAGTAAAATCGTCTATGTTGTCAGGGAAGAATGTCCTAGCATGCTGAATAAGATTCTGCTTAAACCCGTCAAAGTCTCTAGCGATATAAGATCTTTTTACAATCTTCTTCTGTTTATTCTTTATGTCTTTTTCCATTACCCAGCTGCCCTTATTATTACTTCTACAACTTGATTACTTAAATTTAACCCTGGCACTGCGTACAAGACCCTAACTCCTATCTTTGCGGTGTGTTCATTATCGGAATGCTCCGTAAAAGCCTCAAATCCTGTCAAGCTGATATAAGGCATGAACCTGCCTACAGCGTTATTAATTCTAGATATTGCTTCTTTCTCTATCTCGTCAGTCGCTAGCTCAAAAGCTAATTCTTCTAGGTTAGCCCCAAAATTGTAGTTGCCCAAACGCTCACCATGGTTTGTCATAAGCAAATTTTTAAAATTGTCTTTTATCTGATCTTTTAGGTCCTTGTGCATACGAAAAAGACCATCGCGACCAGAACCAAGCTCCAGAGGGGTCTTGATTCCGATTAATTTTACAAACTCTGTGTCTCTCTCGTACTTGTCAAGAGTTGACTTAAGTTGTCCAGCAGACTTAAAAGTTATTTGCTTTCTATTTTGGGTTCTTTTTCTGGACATCGTGGCATACCTCTGGTGTATAATTATCCCCTAGTAGAAATTTATATGTAATTTAAGTAGTATAAAATCACCACTTCCCCATAGGGCACCTCTTCGTCTCTGAATAAGCTAGCATTGGATAGTAGCAGCCGCAGTCTTCGCACTTAAGAAAAGGTGTGCTACTTTTTACCAGTTTTGGACACTCATCGCAAAATTTTCTTCTTTCGTTTGCCAATAGCGCAGAGTCTCTGTCCAGGATGCCCATCATGTGCATCGACAACTTTGTCCACCCTTCTCCTATTTGAACGCACTCTTTACAAAAACTTTCTTTGCTCATTATATACCCTTCTTTGGAGTCTTTGCTGGCGCTGCTGGAGGAACCTGCGGTTCGGACTGAGCTGTTGTTGTAGTTTGCTCTGGCGGCGATGGCGAAGCGACAACTTTTTTAATTGGAGTACCAGCGGTAGCAGCAGCCATTGTTTCTCTAGGTATAGCTTGTAATATCGGCGGTAACTCGGTCACAAGTTTAGGTTTTCCAATTTGGACAAAAGTCAACATTGTAACAGTCTTTCCGTCTAAAGAAACGTCACAATAGATTTCGTACAATCCTGGAGCCTCAAAATTATGAGTCAGGGTTCTATCAGTATATGTCGCCGGTGCGTTGCTGTGTCCTTTGCTGATTTTACGTCGGATTCTTTGCTCTAAAGGAGGAGGATTAATCAAAGAATCCTTAAAAGAGTTAAAAGCTGATGCATATGCATCAGGTGCCGGAGACTTGTTGGCGTGAACGTCAGTTAGGTGGTTAGGTGGATGATGGACAGACCATTTGTACGTGAAATGTTCTTCACCGGTAATTTCTGTTTCAGGTTGTGCGCGAGCAGCAGGTCTGGCAGCTGCGTGATCTGGAAAAGGTTGGACCCCTGTGTCTGTGGTAAACGCATTCTTTAACTCAAAAGCAGAAATCATAAAATCAACTTTGACAGGAGATGATGGGGTCGCCGAAGCAAACATCATGAGGTTGTTCTCTATGTTCGGAGCGCTTGTATCCACAATGCTGATCCTGGGGGGCATGTCCACAACAGGTGGAGTGGGGACGGCGCTGCTAGGATCATTTGGATCAACCCTTGATTCGTCAACAGAGACCATCCCTTTTTCTTTCATACCAAGTAACACAGCCAGTATTGGTTGTATTAGCATTAAAAAGAAAAGAAGCATTGTTAGATAACAAAGAGGAATGTTTGGGTTTACTGTAGGAAGTTTTAGATCACAATCTGCGTCAGGTGGCAATTGGCCTATAAATTTTGCTATAGCGCAAAGATCAAAGTCTGGTATATCTGGTAATTTGAGCTTAAACAGATCTAAGCCTAATCCAATCGGAAAAAGCGTCATTGTAAAAAAAGGCAGCCCGGGTAGGCTAGGCATCCATCCGGGTATAGATATATCCAGACCGAATGCCGGTAAAGGGAAGCCTGGGAGATTTAGGCCTGGAAATGGAGGGAGCGGTATCCCGGGTAAATTCAAGTCCGGTATACCAAAAAGAGGAAGGCCTATAGCTGGTAAACTCGGTAGTCCTGGTGGGATATCAAGTATGGGCTCAAAGGCAAACGCAAAATTTAAGTAAATGTTTCCATGTAGACTAATCTGAAGGTTTATTTCTTGACAAAGTCCTGATGATTTTGGAGCGGTGGGTTCCTGCTCTTCAGCTGGCCCTTTCCCGGCAGGGCTGGATGGTTCAAGTTCAGGACAGCAAGGTCCGCCGGCCATGCTGGGCTCACCTGTGGTGGGGTCGGTTCTATTTTTTTCTACATTTTTTTGTGCATCGTCGCAAGGTAATACACAACAGCAGCCCCCGAAAATTGGTAAGACTATGTCTGCCAAAGAGGGTATAGTACTGCTGACTATACCGCCATTACCTGGATCATGATTACTTAGACTTTTTTCCTCGCTCACTTTATCTTAATCGCCTTGCTCATGCTAGCCTTAAGGTTTTTGTGGAATTCATCTAAAAACAGCTGGCCGGAAGTTGGGTTTGTAATGGGAGATCCAGAATTTCCTAAAGATGCCAACACACCAGCGGCGGGTTTCTTGCTTGTTGTTCCAAAAGCGCCTGCAGTCGCATCGGTGCATCCTGTTAACTGCGCGACGTTTGTGGCAAACGCCATTAACGTATCAGCGAGCTCTTCAGCCAGAAAGACAGTGTACTTCGCGTCTTGACCGCCTATGTATACATTATCATTCGAGTTCATATTTGATGTACCCTCTAGAGCAGCTCCGCTTAAGTGACCGTTACCTATTACAACTCTAGGGCCGTCTATAACAATCGTCCCATCAGGTTCTATGGTGATAACAGCTCTTTCGCCTTCAGGGGGCTTTCCAGATGCATTCCCGGGTTCCCGGGGTTTACCTTCCTTTATTATCCTGATGGAACCGTTGATTTTCGGATCGGCCGCGGCGTCTGGATCTTTTCTAGCTATGATTCTGACGTGGTCAGACTTCACGACTATAGCAGCTCCTTCACCTTCAGCAACCTCTAACCCACCAGGCAGTTGAGCCATTTGCTCCTTTAAACCAAAATCAGTGTCTGGCTTTGAGTCAGCGGTTACGTATATTCGGCTGGCATCATACCTAAAGTCTGGATCACCCTCTATCGGATTATCAGTTTGGTTCTCTATATCTTCCAGGTAGCCTTGGGGATTTTTGGAAACCTCTACTATTCCTTCGCCTCTAGAACCTGACGGGTGGACTGTCTTTTTTACCCTGGGGAAGGCCATGGCGTGGCCGCCTTTCATTTCTTTTCCAGGCGGATCGGTATCAGCAGTCGGAAATTTATGATCAGCGCCAGCTTTTCTTGTTCTCAGAGATCTACCAGCAACAATATCAATGGCGGCGGAGAATGTCGACTTGTCTGGAGGCGTATCTGGCTCTTGGGGGTTTATTAAAGTGGCGCTGGATCTTATTAAATCGCTACCACTACCTTCTAGTTTAACATCAACAAGATCTTTTATTCTATCGGCGTCAGCTGGTTCTTCATGAAACCCGCCTTTAAACCCCCTAGTCGTACCCAGAGTGATGCTGGTATTGTTTGATCCTTGTAGAACCATATCTCCAGGCATTTTTGTCAATCTAGGGACGGGTTCAAACTTAAATGAATTATAAGCCAGGGATCCCGTGACAGCTATATCATACGCTTCTTCACTAGACCCGAAAGTAAAACCATCACTCTCGGCAGTACCGTTTGGGAACCCATACATTTCTGGATCTTCAGCCATGGCTGACTTTGGTTCTCTTTTATTGGCTATGTCAGCGCTGTCTTTTTTGCCAACGTCTAGACCCACATAGTGGTGGAATCTATCCTCGTGGGTGTAGTTAACGTCGTCGGTATCTGTCCAAGTTGGAACCCTGCACATCCAGTAAAAAACTTGAGCGGCTTTTCCCAGGGGAGCTGGACTAATTAACCAGACATGCTCTCCCGGCTTAATTGGGAAACAAAGGTGGGGAGGAAAGAAAGGTAAACAGATGCTGACGGTTTCTGCTCTTTTTCCTTGACCATCAGTTATCACTTTGGCTATGACTGAATTTCTAGGAGCGCGTTTTATAAAAGAATGATTAGAAACCGCGTTTTTAGGGTACTTCTTATCAAAGTCCCTTTGTTTTCGAAATGCAGCCGGATCGTTAATAACATCAATTACGACCGCTTTTTGGAATACTGTATCGGGTGTCGAGTTAGCAAGGGCCGGTCCTGATTTGTCTCTAGCTTTTGACTCAAAAGCTATTTCTGCTGCATTATCATCATAATCAATAGCCATTGCTTATTCCTTGATCTGTGAGAACAGATCGTCTGGATCTATCTTACTATTTTCTGCTTCTGCTCTTGCAATCACTTCAGCTAACTTCAGAAGTTGCTCATTCGATTTATTCATTCTCTCTAAATACTTCGATAATATCGCGCCAATGGCGGCATGCTCTGCGATACCTGTCCTCATGTGAGTGTAGGCTTCGACAAATAAAACATGAGCGTTTTGTCTATCTAAGTTTGCGTTTTCATAAATTTCTTTCCATAGAAGCTTTTTTTTGTCTTCTGAGCTGGTTAGTTCAGAAAGCATATCTTCAAACTTTTTAGTTTTTTCTTCTATACTCTGTAGTTTCTCTAACGCAACAGTTAAGTCATCGACCATCTTACACCCCTTAAAAAATATCTATGATCCTCTTGTCATGCACTATATCCCTATAATGCTTTCTTATAGAAGACATCGCAACAGAAAGTTTCTTGGGAGTCAGTCCCGAAATCTCTCGTACGTATACGTATATGGCTCTTTTATTCAGAAAGTCTAGTTGATCAATTTTCTCAAAAACAGTAATTATAGCGTTTATGCAAAGTTTTTCATTCTCTTTAGAAACGCGAGTCTTAATAATCTCTAGAACCTTGACAATCTCATTTTTTCTATTGGCTTTAATGATGATATTGTCTGGTGAGTCAACAATCTGTGAGTATGCTATTGAACTCTTGTCTTTCTTGGACAGCGACTCCATATCAGATAAGCTAACGTTTCTTATTACGTTTTTTCTATGTTGACGTGAATTGATTATTAGCCAGTTTTTTGCGACAACGTTAAAATAAGAAAACGCCTTTGTGCCTCTAGACTCATCCCACTTATGTATAGTCTCGTAAAGAAATGACACACAGTCAGTCTTTATGTTCTCTATCTGATCTGAGCCGGCTCTAAATCCGTATACGAATATTAGACTTTCTGCTAGTTTTTCAAAGGCGGGGTGAATTTTATCGTTATAAAGCTTTTCCCTATTTTTTTCGCACTCCATATCTTGAAACTCGACTATTGAAGCTTGAGTCTCTTTGTTGAAGTACATATTTCTTTTCTGCTTAGGGTTCCTTCTAATCTTTCTTTTCTTCTTCAAGATAAGTTTCTCCAAACTTTTTAGAAGAAACGTTTTTGGATAAAGCGTTTGCGACTTGCAATATAGACTCCCTACACTCATCGATATCTGAATGTACTTGTCTTACTTCATTGCTATCATAGAATAAGGGTATCTCTAGAATTCTCGATATTGATTCTTGTCTAGCGTCTAAAGTTCCCAAGCTTTCCTCTAAAGCGTCTTCTATTTTTAATAATAACAGCGCAAACTTTACCATAAAAAAACTAGAAAAACATAAAAGAAGTGCCAGTGCGCTTATGATAATGATAGCGGTAATACTCATGTTAATATATCACCCAAAGCATCATCGTAAATCTTGTACACAGATTCCGGATTTAGATTGTCAGCTAATGTCTTTGCTCCGGCTTTTGCCCACTCAACAGGTATGCTGTAAGAATCCTTAATTTTCTTTAGTCTCTTTTTCACGTCTTGCTCTATTGGTTGAGCCCAACGGCTACCCTTCACAAATATAGAGCCATCTATTCTACTCTCATGAACATCGACTAAATCATACTCAAAAGCCGAGAACTTTATGTTTCTCAAGAAGTCCATGTGCCCTGACCATTTTGTAGCTAGGACCGGTAAGCCTGAGGCGGCAGCTTCTAAAATCGGTAACCCATAACCTTCTCCTCTTGTAAAGGAAACCAAAGCGTTAATGTTTGGACTTCTGTAGAATGATGAAACCTCGTCATTTGTCATCAAGCCATGAGACAAGTAAAATCTAGGATATTCGCCATGCCTAACTTCACTTATCACTTTTCTTAACAGATTAACAGTGTTTGCTCTGTCTATTGTTGTCATTCTACCTAGACCGGTTTTAATCACGATACCAACTTCTTGATCATCCCCGAATGTCTCGCATAACCACTTTATGCCATAAAAAGTATTTTTTCTATCAGACTCTATATTTTGCCCTGTGACTAAACCAAACATTAGAAAATTAAAACTGGTCTTTACGTCTAGACTCATTGGCTCAAGCTTTTTTTCTAAAATTTCAGGGATTATATATTCAGGCACCACATGTATTTTTGTCTTTACATCACCTGATCTTTCAAACGTCTTCTTTGTATGTTCAGAAGGAACGATAACCAAGTCCATCTTGTTGATGTTCTCAACCCATTCTTCAGAACACTTATCTGCCTCAACTCCCGCGGTGACTCCAACGTTAAATCTTGCCGCTTCAGGTTCCCACTCGTTAGGTAGCTGGATCTGAAAGGAAACATCAAAAACTTTTTCGTTCGGCGCGCTGGTACTTATTATTCTAGAAATTAGCCCATTTTCGTAGTCACCGTTCATATAGAAGGTGCAAATGCCCCATGGGGTAACTTGAGACGTAATATCACAGTCACCTCTTTGCTCAATATAACTGAATATTTGTCTAGCGTGTACACCGTATCCGGCTGAATTTAATAAAGGTCCTCTAATCAAAACTTTCTTCATAGCTCTATAAACTCAAATCGACTAGTTGTCGATTTGCCTTCTCTCCAATCATTGATGGTCTTTAGAAGCGTTCTGTCCCACTCATCGACTGTTTTCTGGTAGGAAAACTCAGACTTAGCATACGCTTCGCATTTCTTACTTAGGGCTTCTCTTTCTTCTTTTGGAGTGTTGTACATCTTTAAAATGGCTTTGGCTACAGAGTCATTTGAGACATAGTCTTCGTAAATGTATGGAACGTTTTGAGATCCAACTAAAGATCTAAACTCAACGTCTAAAGCAACACCATTTTCCGTGTCATCTCTATGATCTACAACCTGTCGCGTAAGACCCCCAGTTTTGACGGCTATGATGGGCGTCCCCACTTGTAATGATTCTAGAGTGCCTAATCCAAAGCCTTCTGCATATGATATATTGATAGAGCAATCAGCGATGTTATGTAGAACATTCATTTCACCGAACCCAACTCTTTCAGTAGAAAAGATTACATTATCTTCTATATCAAGCATTTTTGAAACCTCTATTAGGTCCGGGCCTTCCTGATCATAAGGGTCAGTATGCATGATCAGTGTAGCCGGTTTTCGGCCATCGACTTTATCAACTTGCCTTAAAAAGACTTCCCAAGCCTCCAGCAAATCAGACGGTCTTTTCCTTTTAGCATTTCTATTAACCCAAAAAAGAATAAAGTCGTCAACCTTCTCGGAACCTAGCAAGCTTCTTCTGTGATTTTTTATCTGAGAGCTGTTAAGTCTATAGAACGCATCTTCAGGAATAGCATGTGGTATGAAGTTAGTCCTTTCAGGCCAATGCTCTTTAACTTGCTCGTATGTGTGGTGACTATGACAATTAATCAGATCGGTAGCCTCGTAAAAATCATTATTAAAAGCAGGATATGGCTTATTATCCCAAACGTGCCAATATGCAATAGGACAAATTTGATGAATCTCATCTTCCATTTGCCACAACCAAACAAAAAACCTAGGGTCTGTGAAAAGTAAGATGATATCAGGTTTTTCAGAAACCAGTAGGGCTCTTATCATTTCTGGGGTACCGAACCCATCAACAGGTTTAATCAAGAAGTCGTCGTTAACTCTAGACATAGCGTAGTCTTCATGCTGTATTGCAGCGCCTAGCTGTCTAATTGTCCAGTGACCCTTTTCTGTTAAGCCGTGGGCTAAGAACCTAGATTGTACCCCTACACCTGATGGACTTAACGCATGATCTGACAATAATAATATTTTATACTTTTCCACTTTAATCACCTAAAAAAATCAGCTACCGACGCAGTGCTGCGTTCCCTTATAATCACAAAAAAGACATGAGCTTCTATTTTTTAAAAAGAGGCCACGCTTCATAGAAAGAACCATACTTCTCAAAATCGATGTGCACTTCTCTTCTGCTTTGGGGCCCACTGATACTTTCACTAATTCGCATGTATTACCCTTAGGGGCACCGCGTTTTAATAGAACGAATCCGCACCTAACAGATTTTATATCAATATCTCTTTTTGTTCTCCAAAAATGCTTGTAAAGAGCTATTTGCGCCCAAGTCAAAATATCTCTTCTTTTACTAGCATACCAACCTTTATCACCGGCGGTTTTCCAGTCGATGACCCAATAAATGTCATTTCCTTTTTTATCTTTTGTCTTTATTAAAGCGTCAATGAAACCCTTGAAGTATGCATCGACCTCTGGGACATGCTCATAAAGCTGCTCTTCAGCTGCAACAACCTCATATTCGCCAAACGTTTCTTTTAAAAAACCAGGGATTTCTTCAAGTGAGTTTTTGGCGTAATCAAGCCATTCGTCAATGTAGACATGTGACTTTGGCTTCCATCCTTGAGACGCCCTATAATCTGCTTGAGACTTTATCCAAGAAGCGGAATCGAAGCCATGAGAATCCCACTCACTCTTAATCGCACTTAAGACATTGTCAATGTTCATTTCACCTGTTAGCAGAAAGTTTTCTATGCCATCGTGGACTGCGGTCCCGTATGAAAGGTACGGAGACGGCTCAAACATATCTATCTTATCTATGTAAGCTAGTTTATGACGCCACGGACATTCTTTCCAATTCCTGATTTCAGAATAAGACACATGCGGTTTGTGGTTGGGTAATACGGGTAATTCATTATTTCGATCTATAGACATTAATTAATTGTAATACTACAATGAGCTTTTTACATACTTTAAGTCTTCATCATACATCATTTTAGCCAAGTCACTAAATGTAACATCAGGCTCCCAGCCTAAGACTCTTTTAGCTTTAGAAGAATCGCCTAAAAGAACAGGTACTTCGTGGGGCCTAAAGAGTCTAGGATCTATTTCTACGTGATCTTGTACTGACAATCTAGCAATCTCAAAAACATTCTCCAACCACTCTTTGACGGTTCTAGAAACGCCTGTAGCAATTACGTAATCGTCAGGTTTTTCATGTTGCATCATCATGTGCATTGCTTTCACATAATCACCCGCGAAGCCCCAGTCTCTTACTGCGTCTAAATTTCCTAGATGTAGTTTTTCTTGTATACCTAACTTGATGCGAGCCGCGGCTAATGTTATCTTTCTAGTAACAAAAGTCTCTCCCCTTCGAGGAGACTCATGATTAAACAGTATACCGCTACAAGCAAACACACCATAAGATTTTCGATAATTCCTAACTAGGTGGTGAGCGTATACTTTCGCGCATGCGTAAGGGCTGGCAGGGGAGAACCTAGTTAACTCATTTTGAGGAACCTGAGGGCTGTCGCCAAACATCTCCGAAGAACTTGCTTGATAGAACTTTATGTTCCTGTTAGTGTTTCTAATGGCTTCTAAAATATGTGTCACACCTGTGACGATTGTGTTTGTCGTTGACAAAGGAATATCGAAACTAACTCTTACGTGAGATTGCGCAGCGAGGTTGTATATTTCTTCGGGATCGTATTTGTTTATTAGGCGGTACATCACACCGGGATCGTCCAGTTCAAAATACTCTAACACAAAATTTTCATGATTGAATATGTGATCTATTCTGTCTGTTGATATTATGCTGGTTCTTCTTTTTAGTCCTATTACCTTATATCCTACTTCCAGAAGATGTTGCGCTAGATATGAACCATCTTGTCCAGTGACACCTGTGATTAAAGCTGTTTTCATTGCATTCCTCTAACATTTGGATACTTTTTCTTAAACCACTCCACTGTCTTTTCCAGGCCATCGTTAATTCTAGTAAATGAATTAGTATTATAGCCTAGAACTTTTAGCTTTTCAGATGAAGAAGGCTTTCTGGTTTGACCATTCGGCTTAGAATTATCCCACTGTATATCTAGGTCTGCATCTAGAGTTTTACAAATCATTGAAGCTAATCTAGATATCGATATCTCCTCAAAAGTATTACCAACATTAATGATACCCTCTATAGTGTGATTCACCCTTAGTAGAAATCCTAAAACGTCTGGAAGATCATTTGCAAAAGTAAACTCCCTTAAGGCGGTACCATTTCCCCAAAGCTTTACAGAGGATGAGTTGATGTGGGCTTCATAAAACTTTCTAATCATTGCCGGCACAACATGGGAATTATTTAGATCAAAATTATCGTTTATACCGTAAAGATTATTTGGGCATACACAGAAATATTGATATCCCTTTTCTTTATTGATTGCCCTAGAGTGTATATCTAGCATTCTTTTTGCATAGGCATAAGCAAAGTTAGACTTGTGAGGCTCGCCTTTGTGTATTTCAGATTCTCTAAGAGGATATCCTGAATTGTCTGGATATATGCAAGTTGAAAGAAACGAAATACATTTCTTTATACCAAACTTAGAGGCAGCATCCAAGGTATTGGTGTTTATTCTAGAATTTTTAGAGAAAAAATCAATTGGGTTCTCTATATTATCACTAATGCCACCAACTCGAGCAGCAGTATGAATAATAGCGTCGACTTCTAATTCAGAAAAATAATCAAAAGTTTGTTCCCTGTTACAGAGGTCGATGCCGCCGGTGGATGGGCCATCTAGCACCAGCCACTCAGTGCTCTTGTTAGTGGCGTTTTTAAATGCGGTGCCTACTAGCCCAGTACCACCGGTCACTAATACTCTCATGTGTTCTTTCTTTCGTAAAGAATTTCCGCTAACCTAAAATCCTCTATAGTGTCTATGTCTGTAGACTCTAAATCAGACAAATTAAGTTGAAAAAAATGATTGCCTAATATACTCTTTCTAGCCTTCATTAAACCAGTAGGTATTATAGAAATAGCAAAATTTAAAGCAGAATAAACTTTTAACTCTTGAGATCTAGGGTGGGTTGATGGATCATAGTTGATAGCTACGTTCCCATCCCATAGATATTCTCTAATTTCTGTAACAGTGGTTAACGAATCAAATTCTTTCGGAAGGCTATTGTAAAGAGAAATCGCCTTGTTGTAGCTTTCATCACTTACTAAAGGGTTGGTACAATTTGTATAAAGTATGTTTTCACAATCAAGATTTTGCTCAGCTAGATTTTCCCAAAAAAGATTAGCCAATATTTCACTAGAGGCAAAATAAGGATCTCTCTTTTGCGGGGTAACTCCCAAGCTGGCTGCTAAATCAAGCATCTCTTTTGAGTCAGAATTCACAACAATATCTGTAATATCTGGAATTCTTTTTAGTTGGCGCACTTTTATTTCAAGTAACGAAGTTCCTGCAAATTTCCTTATATTCTTTTTCTTGACCCTTTGTGAACCTGATCTAACCGGAATGATGGCCTTTATTTCTCTACTCATCAGTTAAACCCAAGGCTGTTTTGTAGCTCTCATACTTCTTGTCGCTTAAAAACTTCTTTAAAACTGGGTCTACTTTTATTCTATTATCAACTTCATACATTTTGTACTTGAAGTATTTAAATTGCGCGTCCGGATCATGAGTATCCGGACCATCTGAAGACTTGGTGATTTCATCGATTGAAGTGGCGTCCCAATGAGAATTAACATAGTTTTTTCTGTATAGTGATCTATAGAAGTCTATTCCAGTCACATATATCTCTGAAACTGGTAACGACACTAAATCCAGTAATGCACAAAAGCCAGTGTTTGGTCTATTGGTAATTTTTCTTACGCTCATGTACGGTTCGTCAGGTATGATCCTGGTGTTCTTAAACTCAGAAATAATGTCAAAGTGTTTTTCAAATCGATCAAAAAACCACTCTGATCTAGGGTACGGGCAAACAACAATACCTAGCGCGCTTACAAACGTCTCATTTCTAATCTGTATATTAAGTGGATGCAATATTGGTTTTCTTTCTCCGTCCTTAATTTCAATCGTATCGCCAGGTAAAATGTCATCTAACCCAAATGTGAATTCTATTTCCCCATTCTCATCAAATCCTATAGGCAAATCACAAGACATGTAGCATATATCAGTTCTTGATCCATAAAATTTTCTATGTGCGTCCGGTACATAGAAGGTCTTTATCCTAGCGATAATATCATAACTGTCTAGCATGTCACCCTGTAGTATGCTAGAGGAAGCTGCTCCAGGACCAACTAGAGCAACTCTTTTTCCTTTCATAAAGTCTGCAAACTGATTTTCATCTATGTAAGGCATTGTTCATCTTTCAATATGTCTTTCGCACGTAATGAACCCAGAGCTTGTGGCCATGTTTTGAACTTAATTGCTTTATCATCAATGTAAGCTAGCGCTCTCGGTTTTTCACTAGTGACTTTACTAACAAATTTTGACATGCCATTTTTCTCTAACCATTCCCAAACTAGCCGGGTTCCTGTTTTTCCATTTACTAATCCGCGGTCTGGTTTCGCTTTGCAAGTGTAAACGATGACTGTATATTCTTTTGAAAGGGCTTCTAAAGCCTCATACGAACCTGCAATTGGATCGTCATATATAGTACCGTCGAAATATCCCTTAGAGCATTTATGTATCACACCATCAAAGTCTACTCCGATATTAACGGCCTCATCCGGGTAGCTGTGTTTTCTTATTTTGCCACCCTTCCAATTTGACTTCGTTAATCCGTCTTGAAAGCTGTTGCTGATAGGTGGGCAGATGTTACCTGAGCCGTGTGTTAACTCGTATGTCAGCAATAAGGTTAAAACCTCAGCGGTATGATAGTACTCAGCGCCTAGAACTACTTTCACTAACCCTGGTATTTCTATAGGTATCTCTCTTGAAGTTATCATCGCGGTGTTCATGCCATGGTCTGATGACCATTGTAAGGCCTTTAAAACGTCTGTTGAATTGCCGGAAGAAGATATGCCTAATACTAACGATTTCCTCATTTGGCTTTTGTTTCTAGTAGACGTACGTGACACCAACCATTGTACCATCCATTGTTCGAAACTAGAATCATTAATTAGAGAAGTCGCGACGATTGAGCTACCTGGACACATAGCGTTTTTTGTACCGTTGGAAAGGCGAGTGATATCAACTGCAGCATGGTCTGCTATGGCTAAATTACCTCCGTGCCCTAAAACGTATATATCGTCAGAAGCGTTAAACTTAGCTTGAAGATCCTCCCACTCTCTAGAGTTTACAATTTTGACAAATTTTTCATCTAAATTTTCAAAGTTTAACATTTTCGCTGCTCACAAAAGGTTCAAAATTTCCAGCAACTTCGTACACTGCTTTTAGATAAACATTATTTGTAACACTCTCCCAGCCGTGATATTCTTTAGCATAGCTTAGTATCTCGCCCCTATTCGCAATTGAATATTCTCTGTTTCTCTTTATAACGGATTCTATATAGAGATTGTCTTCAATACGAGCTTCGGGGATAACATCAATAAAGCTCTTTTCTAAATCTAAGTTTGCAGCTGAGCACTCAGAAATCACAACACCTAAGCCGGCTGAAAATGCCTCTTGACAAACTGCGGGGTGGGCTTCTCCGTCTGAAAGTAATGCCAAGTTTGCATAATCAGTCAGCTCACTATACAGTTTTTCTCTACGCCACTCACCTAGCCACCTAGGGTTATTCTTGTCAAAGCGATCATCAAAATGACCGCCGGCGAAATACATAGTTTCAATGTCTTGAAACATGTGTTGCCTTTTCCTAAAATCTATTTTTGCTAAATAAAGTGTTCTGTTTGGGTACTTACATTCTGGGCTAAAATTATAAAGTTCGGTTCTTATGCTATTAGGGATTACCCATAGGCGGTCTTCATCAACTCCGGCTTTTAAATACATTTCTTTGATACCGCTAGACAAACAGAATATATTCGATCTCGAATTAACAAAACTCCAGAATATATCGCTATAACCTTTCGACCAACGGTCGGTTTGCTCAAGATAGCCATAATGACTAGTTACCGCAACATTCTTACATTGCAGGTGATCTGCAACCTGTGCATAGTCATCGTAGTGAATATGTACAAATGTAGAGTTAGGTGATCTTTGTGTAAGAGCATTGGTAATTGCAACGATCTGGTTTATGTCTCGAGTATTCACAATGTCAACAGTGTGACCTAGCTCGCGCAAATTATTTCTGTAGTTGCCACAAACGTTTTCTACTCCACCCCAGCTCCTGGGAGGTATGGACATCATACCAGAACCGATTATTATAAAATGCATCTATTTTATCCCCGTTGCTCTCTTAAAATCTTCTACGTTAATTGCTTTATCATCAACCAAGAGATCATAGTGAGGCTTCTTATTCATTATAAGTTCGTGATACCTGAAACCCCAACGTTGTAATTGCTCTATGGTTAAAGTGGTATGGTCAATTCCTGAACGACAACCCCTAGCAGTAAAGAACATTATCTTGTGACCCTCTTCATAGAGCTCGTTTATTTTTTCTAGCATCTCAGGAAATGGTTGGGCATTCTTATAGTTGCTGTTTTCTGTTAAAGAGCAAATTGTGCCATCTATATCAAAA